GTAATCTTTTCCATCATGTTTCCCCTTTCTTTACCTTTTTGATTCCAAGTAATCCTCGAATCACGTTTGCCGGATATTTTACATTATTTCCAAATCGTTGTTCATTGATTTCCATTAACGCATTAAGGGCTTCGATTCTTCCTATTAAGATCGCATACTCTTCCCCAATCGTCTCCGGTTCAAAATTAATGACATAGGTTTTCTTTTCCATTTTTACCTCATGTTCCCAAAAACTTATTTACAAAGTACAACTGCCCTTTTCCACTCACCTTTGTCGTGCGAGTGATTCTGATGCTGCCGTCTGGATTCTGAACATTAGATTCCTTAATCTCAAATAATCCCTGTTGCACATATCGCTGCATCGGCATGTTATAACTCGATCCGGTTTTCATCAGATACCCGTTGTCACGCATCCATTGGAATAATCTTTTCTGTCCGATCTGATATCCGTTCTGGCAAATGAGCTTCGCCAGATCTCCGATAAGAATTGAAGACTTACTCGTTGAAACTGCATCTGCGAAGATTGTTTTCGGCCGGTCAGCTTCGATTTTCTGCCTCTGCTGCTCAATGACACGATTCTTTTCATCAATGGTACGCTGTGCGACCAGGACTGCTTTCGCCATGAGTTCTGCATCGGAAAGTGTTTCCTGTCCGGAGATGTAGCCGCCATTCTTGCGAATGGAAGGGAGAACAGTATCGAACACCCAATGTTCAAACTTTTCAGCAGAAGGAAGTTTGCTATGGACGATTAGCCGATATACATCTCCTTCTGGGATGAAATTGATATCCTGCATTTTCCCACTGATAGGGGTAGAACATTTCGTTATAGCCCTACAATGATCGTTTACTGCCTTGTTTGGATTGCTGTACCCCAGAGATCTGGCGATATCGCTTGCGCAGAACAAAGTCTTTTCTCCTTGCTGAATAGTCCTGATTTTTCCAAACTCTGGATTGCTAAAAATTTGCAACTCGCTCATTTAATCCTCTCCTATTCCTTTAGCCATTCTGCAATCGGAACACCTGTTGCATTCGCAATTTTCTGTAATGTTGGAATACTGGGATCAAAATTCTTTTCTTTCCACTTAGATACAGTCCCGTTCCCAATTCCACACTTCTGTTCAAATGCATAGATTGAAAGGTTATGATTACTACAGTATTCAATTACATTGTTGTAAACCACTATATTTTTTCTCCTTTCCTTTAATTATCTTGACATTTATTAGAAGATGTTCTAAAATTGAGTTACCACACACAAGAAGAACATCTTCTATATTTTCGTCTTCAGCTAGAACATCTTCTAGTTGATAAGGCTAGTATATAGAATATGTTCTAGTTTGTCAACCCTTTTTATAGACTTTTTTCTAGTTGTTCAAAAGGAGTAATTATATGACGGTACTAGAACGAATAAGAACGATTTGTAAAGAAAAGAAAGGTATAGGCCTTACTGCACTTGAGAGTATATTAGGTTATAGCAATGGTTCTCTTTCAAAAGCAAAAGATATTCCTAGTAGCAGAGTTATGGAGATTGCCAATTATTTGAATGTAAGTATAGACTTTTTAATGACTGGGAAAGAGCCAGGAGAAGATTTCTCCGACGAGGCTGCGCACCTCGTGGCGAAAATAAGAAAAGACACCGAACTGTCCAAAGCACTGCAAAAATACTTTGAACTGTCCGATGCCAAGAAGAAGCACGTTGTGGAGTTGATTAACTTGTTAGCTGAATGAGGTGGAGTTATGGTAGTTACAGAAGAAATTGTTCTTAAAGCATTGGTTGAATTAAGAGATTCATATGGAAAAACCGACTACGATATTGTAGCTAAGAAGCTCGGTATTGATTTTGTTACGCTCGGCAAGTATCTTGAGCCGCTCAGAAGAAAAGGTTACATTACCTAGGTATTTGAAGATGCTACGGTTACCGAAGCAAGATTACGCGAATACCACAGAGTTAATCCTTAAAACAAAATCTGCCGAATTTTTGCTGGCACAATTCTTCGGAAAATTCCTCGCTTTTTACTGGATGCCCGCTTCCCGGCTCGCAAAGCATTTCAGCCGGGAGCAATCCTAAAGTTTTCAATACAAGCATAGTGTTGAATACGGGTATCCTTTTTCTGTGCTCGCATCCTAATATAAGCAGGTTTAAAGTACATAAATCATTATACTGCTCTTTCGTTAGGTTTATTCCCACATGGCGGAATCCGTCTATAGTCGTGTCGATCTGTCTATCCTTCATTTTTCTTCTCTCCCTTCACGATATCATCCAATATAATATAGATGTACCGCAGAATTTTATCATCATTAATTTTTCCAACGAGCTGCATAATCTTTTCTTTGTAATCCCCCATGTTTCAAGCCCCCTTACTGCACGGGTTATGTCTTAATATTAGAACATATGTTCTGTATTGTCAATATGTTTCTATATTATGATCATATTCGGCTTGTGGGAATATTATGCTTAGATCCATGATGATTCTCGTTAAAACGAAAAAATGGGGTGGATTTTTCCCGCCCCATAATTTTAATCAATATACCAACGTTCTAATGATCCATCGTCTCCGGTCCCATGCCAGCAAGCGCCCTGGAAATCTCCCTTCTCTTCAAGATAATACCATTTTCCAGCTCCGGTTTTCTTTCCATCCCATTGAACCCATCCGCTTAGCATATATCCAGAGTTTCCAAAGAGATACCGATGATGGTTAATAGTCTTCCAACACATTTTAGGATAAGTTCCATCAGCATTTCTCCACCACCAACCATTTTCATCATGTACCCATCCTTCTTTCTGCTCTTGAACAGGTGTAAGAAAAAGGGTTCGTTCCGATTCTCGTCTTCTGGTAAGCCCTGTCAGCACTTTTCCGCCGGCTTTGTTGTACTGAAGAATTTTTTTTGCAATCGTTGACCGTTTTCTGGTCCCGTTTGCAGTTAACTGGTCGATGGAGCCGATGTTGTACGCAAAAGAAACCAGTGCATCATATTCGTTCTGGTTCCAGATATAAATGTCATTGTATTTTTCAACTTTTGGGCCATACTTCACATCAACTGATTTTTTCAACCACTCATCTGCCGTTGCTTGATTGATTTTCAATCCGCTTACAATAGCAGTACCGGTAATCGCTCGGTCTGCATTGGTCGTACCGTAACCGATGGTCCAGACTCCAACACTGTCTTTATATGCCGTCAATCGGCATCCCTCGAAGCTTTTTATTAGCTTTAGTCCGTTTTCGCTAATCTTCATAAGCATATCTCCATGATAATCATCACCCTGTTGGCTTTAGGCCGCCCGGATACCGCCGGACCCGGAGAGGTGGATCACCGCCTTCCTTATTTCTTTAGTGAGAGGATTTCATTTTCCTGTGCAAGAGTAATCCAGCCTTTTAATACGGCTGAATCAAGTGCTGTTCTACTGATTTTTCCTGCTAAATACATTTTCTTTAAGATGTTATACATATTATTACGCTCCTAACTGTCCTGCGACTAAGAATTCAACTGTTTCCTCGAGATCTTTATATTTCTGCTGAAGATCCGGCTTAGATAAAGTCATAATCATCACTGTACCGGTATGATTTACAGTTTCATAATCCGGCTCATCCTCCGTACCGTTATTTACGGTTTCGCTGGAGATCACATAATCAAGCTGTTTTGCCATTCCTTTGTACTGCGTATATCCCAGGATGGTTTTCATAGGCTCTCCATCGGAGCCGAGGATATAGACTTTCTCAACATTTGATTCTACTGCAAAGTCTTTCTCGACCTGTTCAAATGTCTTTGTTCCCGGAAGAAAGACCAGCGTGAGCGTTTCATCGGATTCTCTCACGCCTCCGGCCACCAGGTCATAGACGTTTCCATTTGATAATTTTAATTGTTCCATAAAATCCTCCTTAAAATTTTATTGAATTTTTGTAACATTTTGGAAAATATTCCGTTTATATTAGTGTGGGGCGTGACACATCCTACACCTTTCCCAAAAGCGGCTCCCAAAATCCCCAGGGAGTCGCTTTTTGTTAAAGTTTTTTCGAGTTGAGTTTTCTATCCTCCGATTGATTTTTCTCCTTGAATGCTCTTCCCATGTTCCCGACATAAATGTCGGGATCCTCAAATAACAATTTGAGTAATAAATTTGCAGCAAAAGATATTAGCAACGGAAGTCTCAATCAGATAACAACAACAGGATTTTATGTCGGTAGTAACATTACGGAAGTAACTCCATATATAAAAAGCTATAAGTGGTGTCATATCTATGCTTATGTTAGCGGAAACTCTGCAAGCATATTTGTAATAGCTGGAGACGCTATGGCTTTAAACATTTATCGAAACGGTGATGGAATATACAGTTATTACCCGATCGCAACAAAGTCGGATTTGCCGCAAGTTGGATCAACAGCCGTCATAGATTGCCCCCCTGGTACGACCAAAGAAGCTTCTGTTACGTTTCCAAAGGCTTTTGCAACCGCTCCCATAGTGGTAATATCCCCGCTTTCCGATACCAAAAGTATAAACGGAATTCCTAAATATTCAGTTAAAAATGTTACTACCAACGGTTTTTTAATTAAACTTTATAATGACGATAACGATACACGGAGTACTGTATTTTATTGGATGGCAATGGCTAAATTATGATACTTCGGTCAACGACGGCGCATACCAGTGCCATCCATCAGAGTTTCGTCCAAAAACAACCATTTTTGAATTGTCAGACATCAAAATACACCATCCATATTCGGCTGATGAACACTGCCATAAAATGCTAAATGTGGAACTCCCAAAATAACCATCTGTATTAGTTGGGTTTGCTCTGACGGACATCCACCGAGATGTCGTTCCATTGGTTTGTAACCATTTACCTATGTCTGATAATCTGCCACTTATCTTAATGCTTTTCCCGGCATTATATTCGGCAACGCCTAAATCATCCTTTGAAGCAGCTTTCCACAGACTGGTCCAAGCGCCATTTTCAGTCTTTGACAATTCCAATCCACCTGACAATGCGGTTAGCTGATAAAAATCAGTTTCTTTACTTCGGATTTTGAAGAACAACGGCGCTTCCGAATTTGTGCCTACGTCAAACTGAATTGTATCGCCCTGGAATTTCCATTTACTCAAATTGTTATTTACTGAATTGAGCCCAGCCGTTAAGTTATCAAATCCCCCCTCAAGCGCAGTACCCATTCCAATTCGTTCAACCAGAGAATGAATATATGCGCTACTCGGCACTTTGTTCCCATCATTTACATCAATCCCGGAAATCATATTCTTGAGCAAAGCATTTTCGTCCAAACTCATAGTTGTTGCAATGGCTTTGGACACCTTGCCTAAAACGGACTTGATTGCTTCACCGGCAATAATATTTGCGATCTCTGTGGCCTGTTCAAACGTAGTATTTACGGTCAGGTTACCGTCTTCACCCACAGTGATATCATCGCTGCCTTTGACAACTCCAAGTGCATCCTGTTGCGCAGTATTCACAGACAGTTTGCCGCCTTCTCCCACTGATGTAGTCGTTCCATCCGGCATTACGGTTCCAAGGCTGTCAGCGGTCGCTTTTTTCGTTCCCGCTGCCGATACCTGCCAATAAGATGTATCTGTTGGAAGTGTTCCAATCGGCGGCTGCACTTTTGCCACATAACTGCTTCCGTCATATGATACTAAGTTGTTTACTTTATACTGTGTCTCGACGTTCCATTCGCCTTTAGGCACAATCGCTACCTGTCCATAGTTTACAGCCATTACGCCGTTACCTCCATTTCTTCTGATCCGGCTTCTCCATAGAACGCTCCATCCTCGAGCCAGAATCTCATTCCTTGTGCTTTCTTATCACTCATAAGGGCGCCGGTTTCCAGATCAATGAAAAATTGCGGTATTACCAGACTTGCCGCATTATCTATCTGATCTTTCAGCTTCTGGGCCTGCTGGCAGTAATATTTTGCATTATCTTGTGCGTCCTCAGCGGTAACGCCACCTACTGCATACCTTTTAGCATCATTGGCACTGTTTACTGCATCTTCTGCCTTTTTAGTTGCTGTCTGTTCGCTATTTGCCGCTTCTTGTGCTCTCTGCGTTGCATTTTCTGATTGTGCCGTTGCTATTTTCGATTTTTCTGATGCTATCTGTGCATCCGCTGAAGCACTATTGGCTGACGCCGCTGCGTTGGTTGCTTTTTGAGTCGCAATCGCTGCCTGTGCTGTTGCAGTTTCTGCATCCTGCGCCGCAGATTTTGCATTAGTTACCGTGGTCTCCGCAGCCTGTTTTGTACCCTCATAGTAATATTTTGCATTATCGGTATCACTGCCCTCAAATTCAGCATCACCAATGGTATATCGTTTAGCAAATTTCTGATACTGCAACGCTGCATCTCTGGCATTCTGCGAATCGAGCATATATTGCCGAAACTCTGACTGAATGGCTGGATCCAGCTTATTCATCGTCACCGACCCATCTATGATAGTGGCTGTTACCTCACGGTCGGTCATGCTAAAAGCAACCGTAGCAGAACTTTTGAAAGTATTGATGAATTTCCCAATATCAACCTGTTTTTCAGTTCCATCAGCCAATGTCAGAATGATGATACCTTCATCCGTCACATCAAAGTTAGTAACGACACGTTCAATGTCTAAATCATACGTTTCGATAGCGCCGTTCAGTTTAGTAACCGTAATAACACCTGTTTTTGTATCTACATTTACGGATTTTACAAGTGTGTTGGCGATCTCCATGGACAACTTTAAAGCGTCCAGCTGCACGATTCTGTTATCAGCTTCTTTAACGCCATTTTCAAGGTGCAAAAGATTTGTCCTGTTTAAAGCAGTCTTTTGCGCCGGAAGATTCTGCCAATCTGTGATGTTATAGAAAGATTGATATGCCATTAGGATTCACCCTCTTTCTTCCTTGGCCCGTCATCTGGACCACCTTTTTTGTGTTTTATGATTGCTTCATCATTCTCCTCGACAAAATGTCCGGAATCCAAGATGTTAGCAAGTTCAGCAAGTGCACGGATATTTTCAACGCCTTTAACTGTAATCGAATTAAGGAGCGCCCCGGCACGTTTCATGAGCTCATAATCATATTCAAGTGTTCTCTTTTCTTCCATTCAACATATTCTCCTTAACTCTTATAATGCCTTTCAAGGTATACATATAGATAATCCATTCCTTCATAATCTGGATAATCATTGATATTCGGCTTGTTTTTTGGGTAGATTTCGAGCCAATCTGATCCCCATGATCCATCGAGGTCGTATCCTACTTTTAATGATGACACACTACCAGAAATGCTTGACGATCCACCTGAGATGCTTGTCCCGTTCAGATACAAATTACCGCTTATGTGCAGTGATCCACGGATGTGAGTTTCCTTGTCAGCATTAACAACAAAGGCATAATCGCTTTTGCCACGATATCCAGCCCACAAATACAAGCCTTTAGAGTTCGACGGATTTCCAGACATTCCGGTCATCTCATCGGATGATTGAAAAATACTCCTACCGTACTCATCCGAACACACAAAATCACCAATCCTAACAATAGCGGATGAGTTTCCATAATTATCTTCCACATTGAGGATTCCATCAGCAACATTCATTGTAGATCCTTCAATGTGTCCACCACTAATTGTCGCACTGCGATCTGATCCATCATCACCAACAAGGCCGTTATCATCTATGGTCCAGTTTCCGATTCTTCCAGACTGGGCTGTGATTTTCCCAGATGCTTCGAGATCTCCCTGTTCTGTCACTTTAAGATTCTTCGAGTTGATGACAAAATGTCCTGTCGTCATCTCAATCTTATTCCCGGTGATCTTCAGCTCAGAGTTAAGATTTTCGGTTACTTGACCCTTAGAAACTTTTTTATTAACCTCAAGAGTAATCGCATCAGCCGTTTGAGTAATCTTCGTTGATAGCGTTTCCTCTGCTTTCGTCGCACGAGAAACCTCCAACGTAATAGCGTCAGCAGTTTGTGTTATTCTGGAAGAAAGCTTTCCTTCCTCTTCCTTCGCACGGGTAACTTCCGCTGTGATGGCTTCTGCTGTCACCTTAAATTGGGATTCTGTATAGTTTTTTAAATCTGTGACCCGAACAGAAACTTCATCCACATCTTTCTTTAAGATTGCAGCTTTACCCTCTAACTGGATGATTTTTGATGCAGTGCCGAAATTCTGTTCAAGATTCATCCCGCCGGACGACTCGAAAACATCGCTCATCCCCTGCATTCCAGAGAATGTGCGCTTAAAGCAGTATGTTTCAATAACGTCATCCGTGGTATAACATACAAGTCCATCTCCGGGTTCTACCCACGGTAATCCCGGGCATGTGATTTTTGACGGCCTGTAACTGATTTTCGAAATAATATCATATACAGTTCGGGCAATTTCCGTCAGCTCCTCATTGTTCTTTCCGTAAGCAAGGAAGTTTCCCTGGATAATATAGGTATTTTCTCCGCCGTAATCTGTGGGATATAAAGCGCCCACATCGCCCTCTTCCTGCCGGATCTGAACACGGTCAACTGAATTGACTACATAATCCTCATACGTCGTATCTGATTGCTTATATCTCGTAAGCATTTCTGTGTTCTCAGCTGAAGACAAGTCACTAGGAAAGAGTTCTTCGTCTGGAAACAATGCTTCGTCTGGAAAGAGTCCGGATCCTTCAAGGAACGTATATTTTACTCGGCCGGTATTATCTACCCGTCCAAAGCATCCATTGAGCTCACATATTGCTTTAAGGGTCTCAATTCCGCTCAACTGCTGCGGATCGATTGTTTTTGTTACAGGCATATTATCAAGCGGAAGGCCCACGTCTACCTGCTCGACACCAACATATTCGCAAAGTGAAGTTCGAAACTCTTTCAGTGATAACGGGAACTTAAGACTCTGATACCATTCCGCAACATCGACCTGGAATTTCTCCATTCGATTATATGCAGTGATTTTCTTTTTCCTTCGGTCTGCTTGCCGGACAAAGCTTTTTACAATATACACGCCAAGCATCAGTTCATATCCGCCCACCTCGACGGTAGCAACAAACTCTAACCCGGTTAAATCCTGCAAAACATCAGCAACCATAATCTCCAGCTGAGCCGCATTACACTCGCCGAACGTCAGGCCGTCACTTTCGCAAAGGCTTTCTGTAATTGCCAGAGACTCCGACACGATCTGTGCATTATCGATTACATATATCGGCTCCTGGTCTATTGGGAACAAATCATCAGACGGGAACAGTAAATCGTCCGGATAGATCATCTGGAATTTTTCGCCGTAAAACCGAAGCTTTATATCACGCTTCTTACTCAGCTTATTATTATTCTCTCGGAAAAGGTTTTTGATTTCTTCTGGAATTTTTAACAAATCTTATCCCCTCTCCTCTCCATACTCAATGAATGCGACTCGGAACGGATTATAGAGAATATCATTTATATTTTTGTAAACCATATATGGTTCAAAAGAAATGTCTGGAATATATGCATCCCCTGTCTGATAACGATTTCTTCTCGGATTCCAATACTCGATCTGAATCATGTTGTCTTCGTCATCATTTGGAAAGATTTCCAGAAACTCCTGCATCTGCGCAAGTCTGAGCGGCTTCACGTCAAACTCTATCTTTGTCGCTTTTGCTGGCAGCACATTTCTGTTGAACCGGCCATTTCCGTCCGTATAATCATCGAGGTCCGTTTCCTGATCCGGCGTGATTTTATATGTCCCGGCATGGATGAATTTGTTCGGCAGGATAGTACCGTTGATTTTTAATAGCCATCCTTCAAATCCATACATTCTACATTCCTCAAAGTATTCACGAAAAAAGCCACCGGATGATTACTCCGATGGCTTTCACAATTTCTACGAGTTTATTATAACATGTTCCTTCCCTACTTTATAGCTGACGTTCTGAGACATTTGGTGACATTAGTCAACGCCAGCCCAACCGGTACGGAAGGTCCGTTGCTGGAATTTCTGCTGCCCGCGACGCGTCGCATTAAAAACAGCATCATCTCCAATCTTAAGTTCCTTATTATTGATGGCCGTGATGATCCGTTCCAGAACATCGAGCTGCTGTTTCTGCTGATATTCGTTCTCCGCCATACTAGCATCCAACTCAAATCTCATGACTCCGGCTGCCTCTGATAAACTGCTGTAATCCGGCTGATAATCCACGGTTGGAACAGAATAATCGAGTTTCGGAATGCTGATCTGTGTTGCGGCGATCCGGCTGGTAAACTGGTCGATATCATCATAGATGTCACCGAATTTATCTACGATACCATTTCCAAGGCCGATTGTGAAGTAATCACCGATCTGAAACGCCACCTTAGACGGGGAATGCTCATCAAACCCTTTTTTGAATCCATCTATAACGCCATTTACAAAACCAGAAATCTTATCGCCGATCCAGCTGACCATGTTGTTCATTCCTTCCCACAGTCCTTTAATAACGTTCTCGCCTACGCCTTTTATCTCTTCCGGAAGCTTTCCGAAGAATCCAACCACGTTAGAGATAATAGTCGGAACTGTATTTTCAAAGAACGAAATGGTCTGCGTTCCCCACTGTGTGATCTTATCTTTGATTTTTATGATTTCATCATATGCTTTTCCTGGAAGTGCAGAAAACCACTTTACAACATTAGATACCGTTGTATCCACAGCTTGATTAAATGCACTGAGCGTGTTAGATCCCCATTGCCCTACCATAGAAATAAAGGTAGTTATTGCATTGAGAATCTTTGTCGGCATTTCAGAAAACCAAGTTACTACGCTATTGATAATTTCCGGGATTTTCTGAGCAAGATAAACAGCAACATCTATCGCCCATTTCGTTATCGTACCAAGTGCATATCCTAATGCGTATCCAATTTTACCCGGCAGTTCCGAGAACCATGTAACAATATTGTTTACTGTTTCTCCAATTTTGTCTGGTACGCTCTGTGCATAAGATACAAATGAATTCCAGGCCTGCTCTGCTGTAGATGTTATTGAATCCCATACACTACTCAGCTTATCTGGAATGGATTGGAAAAACTCCACGATAGAATCCCAGTTATCATGAACCAACACTGCAACAGTTCCTATCGCCGCCACAATTCCTGCGACCGCTGCGGCAACGAGCGCCGGTGCGCCTAAGATAACAGCACCAATTCCAGCCAATGCTACTCCCAGTACCATCAAGACTTCTTTTACAGCAGAAAATCCATTCGTCCACATATCAGTAAAATTCTTTACCGCCACAGCAACACCGGCAATAGTGGTCCCGACGCCTAATATTACTGTTGCGAAAGTACCGAATTGTGTAGCAAGCGCTTGTCCAAGTGTCATTGAATTCTGAGTCACATTCGTTAATACAGCAGACAATCCTCCTACTGCATATTTGATGCTTCCCACAATTGTTGATGTAATTCCAGAAAATACTCCAGATATGGCAGTTCCTATCTCCTTGTTTTTATCAGTGATTGATTTGGAGATTTTCTTTGCAATCAGGTTTCCAACCCCGGTAAATTGAAGTAATCCGACTGCGGCTAATATAACCGTTTCAACTGGTGCCACATCAAAGGAGCTTTTCAGCGCTTCGATTCCTGCGCCAATAGCTTTCCAAAGCAGTTCTCCAACCTTATGCCCGATCTCCTCAAAGTCCAGTTCCGCCAGGAATGTTCCAATGTCTGTACCGATCTGTGTCCAATCAATGTTATCGATTGCCGTAATCGCCGTATCCAGAATTCCCTTCGCCCACACATTTAATGTCTGCGCGAGACTTGCGAAATCGAATGTTGAGAAGAAACGGTTCACTCCGGCAGCGATGGACTCACCGAAGTTCGTCCAATCAAACGTGGTTCCAAATGCAAGTGCGGCATATACAGCTGTATTCAGTGCGCTGGCAATTGTCTCACCGACAGCTCCGAACAGGTTAGGGGAAATCAGACCGTTGAGGAACTGAGCCAGCCCGGTGCCGAACCCTCGTGCTTTCTCATAGATCGCATCCCAGTTGATATCATTCATGGCGCTTGCAAGTGTCACGCCGATATACTGGCCGAGACCTTGGAGGGAATCAATATTACTTCTGTACTGATCGAAGATGGAATCCATCTGAACCAGTTGCGCTCTGGCAGCCTCTAACGCCCCAGTATCAATTCCACCGGCTCCACCGCTACCCTTTTTCTTTGAGTCATCAGTAGTCATATTGTTGACTTCTTGCCAGCCCGCAATATACTTGCTGAGTTTCTTCGCATTGTCGGCAGCATCACCAGTTCCGTCCGCCATCTCATCCGCTCCGGCTCCAGCGTTCTCAAAATCATTTGCAATTCCGCCTGAGTCGATTTCAATGGTCCATCCAAAAATTGCGCCAAGCGCATTCGCTACCGTCTTAGCGAACTGGATCACTTTTTCCATCACGCTGTTCAGCATAGTAATAAGCGGCTTAAATGCGCTGATGAGAGTTCCACCGACTACTGATCCAAGTTCTTCAAATTGCTGTGCCAGAATTCTGGTCTGATTGGCCCATGTTCCGCTGGTCCGGGCGAAATCGTTTTGTGCCGCCGTGGTATTCGACATTACATACGCATACCGCAACATTGTCTTCTGGGCCTGAGACATTGACGTGACGTTAGCATCTATGCCCTGTTTCATCGCCCACTCTTTCAGAGTAGCATTAGTCAGATCCAAACCATATTTTCTTAGAGGCTCTGTCTCACCGGTAAATACAGATTGTAAGCTCTTCGCAACGTCATTCTGTTCCACATTGTAGAATGATGCCATATCTCCGGTAAGTTTCGTCAGCTCAAGAGACATGTCGGACATCTTTTCCTGCGAGATTCCCATCGCCGTTCCCATTGCCTGGAAACGTCCCGCAACCTGTTTTACGGTCAGCTCTGACATGCCGAAATCCTTAATGGAATGGCTTGCCAGTTCATCTACCTTGTCCGCCATTTTTCCGAAGGTCACATCAACAACGTTCTGTACCTCGGTCAAGTCACTGGAAAGATCGATGGATTTCTTAAATTGTCCAAGCGCCCGAATTGCAAGCCAGTATGTGGCATAGAATTTTCCGATGGCACCCGCCAATCCGCTGAAACTTCCTTTTGCTTTTGATGTAGTCTTTGGTAAAAGGCTAAAATTCGATATCAGCGATTTGGTCGCCGTTCCGGCCCTTCCGCCGGTAGATGCCAGTTGTGCCAATGCCTGGGTCATCTGAATGAGGTTCGCACTGACTTTCGGCGCTGTAGACAGCGTCTGCATCATCTGTTTTAAGGCACTTCCCAGAGCAACGATATTCCCCTGTGCTGCTCTACCAGCTGCCGCTCCTCCGAGTTTACTTATCGACCCAGTAAGTTGTTCAAGCGCTGAGTAATCAAATCCACCAAAGTCAATTTTCGCAAGCCCTGCCGCAAGATTTTGCAGTGCTGATGTGAGTGCCGGGATATTCTCTTTTGCCTGGGTTACTGTTTTTCTTCCGAGCTGGGCTATCGCATTTGCAATATTTGCTATTCCCTGGGAATCAAATACAAGAGAACTCATCCCTGAAATGCTTGTCGCCAATGTTTTAATCGCATTTGCCGCAGCCGTAACGCCCTGAACATCGACACTGGAAATCTTCCCTAATCCATTTGCAATTCTCGTGAAGTCAGCCGTTTTTGTGGTAGCTGAGAATACGCTCATGGCAGATGTCATTTGCCGTATTCCGGCTGACAGATTCGAGAACTTTGTGACATTTACCCCGTTAAGTGATGTTGCCAGATTCGCAATGGTGGTCGCTAACTTTCCGAGAGCCTTTTCAGCTTTACTGGTATCCGCTGATATTTCCAAATTTAAGCTGTCAATTGTATTATCAGCCATCGCATCCTCCATTCCCTACTAAAAAAGGGGCGACAAGGTTTTATCCCTGCCGCCCTTTCATTGCATTTTTTGCCATGAGATCGAGCTGCAACAGCATCTTTTCATGGCGGTCCGCAAGCTCATTTTCGTCCATTGATTCAACATCTATCGGTTCTTCCGTTTTCATAGGATTCTTCGGATATTTAATCTTAGTTGAAAAATTTACTCCGACCGAGTACATTGTGTAGTACCCTGTCACCCATGCCTGATATTCTGCTCGTTCCCAATCATTTTTTCTGCGATCCCAAAATCCCTCAATCGTGGACCGAACAATTTTAGGAGTCATATGCATGAATTCCTTATAGGTAATTCCACATTTCAATGCTTCTGGGAGAAGTTCATTTAAAATTACTTCCCGGAAGCTTTTTTGTTTGCTCGTCTCTGGGCCCGATTCGGTGTTACGCTGGATTCTTCCGTTTTCTGTGCCCCGCTGAATACTTTTTCCAGACCCGTCCGTTTGAAAAAACCATCTTCACCCATTTGCTCAAGGCAGAGATTGATTAAATCAACAGGTGTATCGGTTCCATCTTCTGCGTGATCGATGTAATACTGTTTAGCAAGACGCTTCGCATCTCCGAATGATGTGACAGTGCCATCTCCATCTTCTCCATGATGCTCAAGTAGTCCCATATAAAATAAGGTGATGGCGGTTCGCGGGATATTCGTAATAGTGCTCTTAAGCTTGTTCATAATAGCTCCAACAGCTTCTTTTTTATCCACGGTGTTCATCCCGTCGGTCACCTTATCCATATTTACTGCCCCAGCGGTATTGCCGAGGAAGTCAAGCAGTGATTCGATTCCCTGGTCATAAAGAGATGCTTCAAGAGAATACTCGAACTTATACTCTTTATTCCCGATTTTCAAAACCTTATACATCAATTATTCCTCCCGTAAAAATTGATTATTCGCCGTCCGTGGTCGGTTTGATTGCTGCCAGCAGACCCTTGTACTCATCGATGGCAAGAGAAAGTTCTGCAACAAGCAGCGCGTTCTGATCAATAGACGGCATAGGAATATGTCCGCCCGGCTGTGCCACGATGAAAAATGCTTTCTCGAGATACGGAGACCATACGGTAAACCATGTTCTCTTATTCTCTGCGAGTCCTGCTGCCGCATCATCAAGCATTTTTTGATAAACCGGCTCTGTTTCGTTTGTAAGGTTGAAGGAGAATGTCCATTCTCCACCGGTGTCCTGTCTGCCCGCGATGGAACGGGTGATTTCATCCTCGATTGCGGATGCATCAATAGTCTCTGTACTTAAATCGATACTTCCGATTGAGTTTGCACGCTGAAGCCATGTATACGTCGTCGGCGGTGTACCCGCGATAGTTTCAACAGCATAACCCAGACGCATCTTAAGGGTACTAATGCCAGGTACATTTGCTACTGCCATATAAAACTCCTTTCAAATAAAAGAATCACCCTCAATGGGTGATTCTCTGTTTCTTATTTTTTACTTTGCTTTACGCACTGGTTAACGCCTACCGCCGCCAGCCCGGATACTGCTCCGACCGCCGCCGCCGTGATCACATCCTGTGCTGGAAAGTCCGGCATCACGTACAGGCCAACGATTCCAAGAACGACTCCGGCAGTTCCGCAGATCTCTGGAATGTATTTGTCGTTGATTTTCTCAAAGTCTTTGCACCAACCTCCGGCCAAATAGCAGAGCACTGTGATTGCTGCAATTCCCGCGATTCCAAAATCCATACTCTGATCTCCTTTCTGCATTTTTGCATAAAAATAGCGCCCATTTCTGGACACTGATACATGAGTTCACTTATTCCATTTAATTTTAGCATATACAACTGAGTTATTTAAGCTGACATTTACAGACATTTTATGATATTTAGAGTTCGCCACAATACAACCTGTTATATCTGCTCAGTAAACGCTTAATGCTGTTATCTGCATTTTTCTGTAATTCCGGTCCGTAGGTCCGTTGGAATCCCATATTCACCATCGCTTTGTGGGATGCATCATCGATCTCATATACCTTTGTAAGTGCTTTGTTTCCACTTGCGAAACTATCAACCTGGAATGCAACCCGGATTCCGCACTCATCTCCTTCGAGATCTCCATTGACTCTCGGCGCTCCCATCAAAAGAAGTCTCGCATAGGTTTTCTTTCCCGACGCAATGGTCTCACTAGGCTCCATGGAATAATTCCCTTTACCCACAATAGGCTGAATTTCTTTTCCCCAATTTTCAAAAACTTCCGCTACAGGAACTTTTAATGCATCCATTTCCCTTATCCTCCAAACACTTCTTTTGCGACTTCTCTGACTTGTATCACGATCGCTTCCTCGGCATGATACATCGGCATATACGCCCGGTTACCATAAGAGTGGTGCTTCTCTCCATTTTCATCAATCCACCACCATCCGTACGGAGAATCCCAATGCCCTTTACCTGGGTATGTTCCCATTCCATATCCATTTCCGCTGGAGAGTGGATAATCCTTTGTTCCGTAGGTTATACCGGCCGAGAACTCCAGAAACAGCACCTTATCTCCAGAAAGTCGTATTGCTGCTCCAATAATATCTCCGTTACTTGCATTTATGACTTCTGTATGATATGAACCTTTTTCTTCACTGGGAATGCTTTCCATTGTCTGTCTCACCACGTCGAGACCCAGCTTACTGAGCTTGCTTACAAGTATTTGACATTTTCTTTGCAAGTCATTGCTATATGCCAGGATTTGATTCCTCATCTCTTCAAGCCCACTTGCTGATAATGTGCATTTAATCTTCCTCGCCATCGTGCCCTCCAATTTTAACGATTCCATATCGGGCAATTGCGCCCTTCTTTGTATCAATTATCTTATCCAGCCTGTAATCTGGAAGAACTGTCGGAAGTCCATTATCATCGAGCAGGAGATCTCCGTCCTCGTTCAGTTCCGGGGCTACGTCAATCCACAGTACCCATCCCTCTTTTGGCTTGAATTTATTCCACCTGGATTTCCAGAATATCAAATAGCGATCATATGTCGGCACGATTCCGGCTGATATCTCTTCCGGGGTTCCAGATGTGGAAGAAACCGTCATGCGTTGGATCACTGGTTTAGTATATTCTTGTACCGTGTCTATCTCGTCAAGTGTTTCTTTGATTTCGGAAAAGTACACATCTTGTCTTTGTCTTGAGTTGCTTCTCATTAAGCTACCAACCTTTCTATGATTCCCGGCATATAAAATATTGCTTTCCCGCCTAAAAGCCTGTACGTCTCAAAAAATATATGCTGTGCATAGTCTGCTACCACATTACATATAAGTTCTTCCATTTCTATCGAGTATTCGGGTTTGCTGTACAGTTTTATCGAGTCAAGAATACGATATTCCCACAACGTGACATGTGTCATCTCGTGAAGGAGCACCCTCAATAATAAGTTTCCAGACAATTCATCCGATAAAAATACAGTATTTTGCGAAGGATCCGTTACACCAAGTGTCCAGCTTCCAGTTCGGTCAATCAATATGGGGTTCTCCGGCGATACCCATTTTACAAACCACTCATTTCCATTTATCTCAAATTTCCTTATCAGATGGATCACTCCTTTGAAAAAAGCCCATGCTATTTTATAGCACAGGCTTTCTATTTACTCACTGCATTTTCTGAACGAGCTGGGTCATCTTGGCGCGATACTGAGTCTTCTGCTCAGGTGTCATATCTTTCCATACGTCCTGAACCATGCTTTCCATATCGTCGAACACGTCCTTTATAGAGTCCTCCATACGCTTCTTTGTGGCAGCGTCTCCGGACTCATGATAAAATCTGCGGTTCTCGTCAAAACGATCATAGGATCTTCCATGTCTGGAATCCATTTTTCCGCTTTCCGTATAACCTGGTTTCATAAAGTCTGGATTATGGGTATATTCATTCATCCAATCGTCCTCTCCCATGTACAGATACGGGCGATATCCCATGCGATGTCCGCGGCCCTTCGGCGCAAATCTTCCATCTGCATACCGATACCGGTCATATCCCATGCGTCCAAGATACTTCTCTTCCTGTTCGCATTCGTCCATAGCTTCTACGATTCTATAATCTTTATCTGCACAAATCGCACACTTTACGGATTCCATGCAGTCTTTCAGATCGTCCCAGTCTTGAGCACTGAGATTGTCGAAGCCATGTGTTTTGGCTTTTTCCATAGCCCATTTTCCCATTTCCATCGCAACTTTATGCATTACATTGCCCCCTTTCTGACAGCCTGTGTAACAGGTGTGTCTGTCGTTGGGGCTGTACCATCAATTGCTGTCAAATTGTTACTCGGACTACAAGCCGGATTTCCTAACATCTTGAATACTCCGCCAGTTGCACTTGTAGCTACTCTGGTTGCGTATTTTGTTCTGGTTCTTACGCCACAAGCTGTAACCTGTGCACAACAACGATTCTGTAATGGATATAGGGTTGTTCCCGTTCCTATCTGAATCATTACCGGGGCGGCAATCGTAGTGGTTGTTGGTATACTTTGTGCAATCACAATGCAATATTTTTCTCCATTGCTATAATTGCCTGCCGGAAGTGTGATTACAAGGTTTCCACCAGTAAACGATACAGACGTTGACAGAATCAGTTTCGAACAAAGCGAACATACATTCTTGCAACTCATTTTATTTACCTCCATTCTTTAAGTACTGCTCGATTTTGTTAATATCTTTTCCCCTAAAAGTTTCATATCCTCTATGATATCTTCCGTACATCTTTCCGTAATTTTCTCCTATAATATCGCACCACTCTTTTAGATTTTTTGTGATTCCAAAGAAAGTGAAATATATGCTGTTCCTTTTATTGTCCTGTCAAATCATTTATTTTTGTCATGCGCTGTCAATCTCCTTAATTAAGTTTAATTAAATTATAACATACGTTCTATTTGACTACAACAAAAAACTGTGTTAAACTTAATTAAATTCCAGAAAGGATGTGTGACATGTCAAAAAATGAACTAAAAAATAGAGTTCGATTTTCAACTACTCTTGAACTATGCACAAACAAAAAACTTAAAGATTTTTCTCAAAAAACAGAAATTCCAATCAGCAAAATCGTAAACAATGCAATCAATGAATACATCGAGAGAAAAGAAGTTCAAAATAAGAGGTGAGCCGAAACCCACCTCTTAGAATTAGTCAACCACTAAGGTGAGTTTCTAGCAACAACCCGTGTTGTAGGTTCCGCATCCGCCGTACGCGTACGGTGCCGGTACCTGGAACGCCGGAATCGGCGTCGGATTGATTGCATTGATAAGCTGCTGAGTCTGTGCAGACATTGCAGTTGTGAGCAGTGCGCTCTGACGATCCTGAGATGCAGCATGTCTGAGATCGCTATTTTCAGCCTGGAGAGAAGCGATCTTCTCGTTGCACAGGTAGTCGAGGATAGCTCTTGTACCGGCGTTCTGGCTGTCGATAATATCTCTGGTGTTGCTGTTCATCGTATGCTGAAGAGCACATGTGTTGGTAGCCATGTTGTAGTTTACACCCTGAATCGCTTCACGGGTTTCGCAGCAACAATTAGCTAACTGTGCCTGTAATGCATTTGTATTCTGCATGTTGGCGATGGTATCAGCGTTAATAGCCTGCTGAATTCCGAATCCAGTCTGCATGACGTTTGTATTAATGCCGTTGAAGCCGGTAAGCATACCGTTATTTACAGCATAGAAACCATCACAAAGGCCGTTAGTGATTCCATCAAGCTTGCTGATAACTGCCTGGTTATCGAAGCCGCGCTGGATGTCTGACTGTGTAGCCGCTGTCGCTACATAGCCGCCGTTATTTCCGCCAAAGCCGCCGAAGCCGTTTCCGCCCCAACCAAATAAAAGCGCAAATACTACGATGATCCAAAGCCAGCCGCCTTCACCGCCCCAGCCAAAACCGTCGGAACGGTTATTGGAGCCGCTTAATAAAGCAACATCACTCGCTGAGAGACCAGTATTCATCATAGCCTCTACCTCCTTATGATTTTATATATACAAAAATCAAAAGGCCGCGGTCCTTTCAATTAATGCAATCAAAATGATTATTTCATCCCAAACTGGGTCTTTATCTGAGAAAGTACATCGTCTGGGTTCAAATTCTTTTCTTTGCAAAGGTTCCGGGCAAGCTGTTCAACGCCTGCGCTGTCACCTTTTTCCATCATCTGTATTGCATTGTTCATTACTGGATTATTTCCCGCTTGTCTCTTCATCATAGTAATAAGAGCTTGTTGGGGATTTCCGCCGGATCTCATCATTTGCATCAGCTGCATCGGATTCATCATTTCTGATTGCCTCCCTTCTGCTGTTGCTGTGGAGCTTCTGTCTGGGTAGGTAATAATTTCTTGATCTCTGAAATTTCTGTGCAGACATCGGTACGAAGTTGATTAAACAAACCAACGATATCTACCTGCTGATTCGGTTCTGAAGGTGCCTGACCTTCAGTATTTACAAGTCGATACACAAATATTTGACTTCTGCCGTCTGCCTGTAGCTGTTTTCGGTAGATCTCTGAGCCGTCGGTCTTCGGATAAAAAACGGGCGCTCCAGACATATTAACATCTTTTGCTTTCACCGATTCAATACTGTCAACCATCTGTCCAGGCAAAAACTGATTTGTCTGCGGCTGTGTTGGAACTTGAACCGGCGCTTGATTGTAAGGGGTCATTTGTTGGAAATTATTTTGAGGCTGATACAGCCTTTCAGAATATGGCTGTGATGTTTGGTACTGTGGGTACATTCCTGCATTCCAGATCGGATAAGGCTGCATATCAATTCCTCCCTTGTCTTGATGTCTTTATTTTAACTCTCAGACAAGTATTTTCCCACGCCAGTGTTTCGACTTGTTCCCGCCGCAAACACGCCACTTTACCGCCATTGTAAAGAAATGCCCCGATAGTACATCGGGGCAGCATTGATTATCTTTCGTTTCATTTTTCTGTTTATGCGATCAATAGTTCTCGAACTATATCCCATAAGTTCAGCAGCTTCCCATAGGGTCTTTTCTTCATAGACCCGAAGCTTAAATAAGCACTCTTCCCGCGAGTTGAATCCTGCTTCATGCAAATAAAACAAGCGTTCATCTTCTGTAAAGTCTTTGACAAAATCTCTTGTTTTGAAGTCTTCCATTCCACTGTCCTCCCTTAGTGGCTGGAATAATTACATCGGCAGTGTTCCACCTTTTAACAGGTATCCCAATACCGCACAAACAATTCCGGTGATAATATTCATTACAATAGTATCATATCTCTTTCCCGGCGCTGCCATGAGAGCTTTAACATTTGTGCATGTCTCATCAACTGTAGTCTTTATGTGCTTTAAATCATTTTCCGCTATTGCACTATGTCTTTCCAAGTCCTCAATCCTGTTATAGAATTTCTCATGATCCTTGGAATTCTTTTCTCGAAGTTCACGCAGTTCTTCTTCCAGTGTTCGTAAGCGGTGTGCATTTACGCAATCTGATTCACATCCCATAAATTGGCACCTCTTATCTCCTTATCTCCCTATAAACGTATGCTTCTCCCCACCACCGCACGAAACATCCCTGCAACAAGACGGGAGGGTTCTTGTTACGCACCGTCAACTATAAGATCCGCGCAATCGGAATAATTCCTCTGAAATAACTGGATGGGGTTCCAGCTCCATCATATGAAACCGAGGTCCCGCTTTCGGAGTATCCAGTTATGCCATCTTTTCCTTGTTTATCATAATGGAATTGTGCGATTTTTCGTATCTTGCTTCCATATCTCTTAATGGCATATTCCCGCGCTTTCGCCGTTTCCTCATCGCTGGTAAATCCATATGGGTACAAAACTTCGCACACTTCGTCTGCTGCATCCTCCAGGAGCATCAGCAAAAAAGGATTCTGCTCTTCTGTATAATCGTCTCCAATGTATTCAATTAAGCCTTTAAGCAGTTCTCCCATAAGCAATCTCCTTTATTTGTTTCTGGATGGTCGGCCACGCTTCGGGCTCGGTTTGATTATCTCTGCAGAAATATCAGAAAAGGGAAGCTCTGTATTAGCTTCCCTCTCCTCGTTCTCTGGAACATCCTGTCCTGCCCGATAATAGATACCATTATGATTTACAATGTGATCGTATTTCATCGGGATTCCCCCTTATTTTACTTTGATAACGTATACGCCATCCATACCCTCGTAGGACGGAAGAGCAAGCATTGATGCGGTTGTGGAATACTGTACCGGCGGTCCATAAATTGTTTGTGTGGCAATCGCAATGCCGCTTTCAAGAACAGAAACGTCTACGCTGGAATCGTCACGGAGGGTTCTTTCCTCTGGTGTTACGCCCGCCCATGTGTTTCCAAGTGTACCGGCACCGATGATTGTTACATAATCATCCGGGTAGAACTTCTTTTCAGTTCCATCATAGTCTGTGTACATCTTGTCGTAAAGAACAACTGTAAGACCTGTGTTGAGCTGGAAGATCTCACGAGCCTTTGCCTTGGACATGAATCCTACACTTAAGCCTGTTGAAGTAATGAACGCATTCTTCATCTGATTGTTCTCGATCAGATAGGTGAATGTTTTGCTGTTCATAAGGGCATAAGTCGGTGCCATACCGATACTGGAGAGATACTCTGTGCCGACCTGGATGTCGTTTAACGGTTTTGCCGTATCCGCCTTATCCCATGTAGCAGTACCAGAAAGTTCCGCATAGTGTTTATTCTTCCAGCTGGAATCCGGATCATAGTCGTATGCATAGACCGTATTATCCGCAGTGCCGATAGAAATCAGCATTTCTCCGCCTACCGGAGCGAGTAACTGCATTCTCATCTTCTCGGCAGATACTCTTGCACCTTCTACCAGTTCAGAAGCATCGTCATAGATGGAATTCAGAACATCATCCAGATACGGATCGTTGGAGTCCTGTGCTCTCTGGATCTCCATGAGGTCATGCTCTTTAATCATCATGCTCTCACGGAAGAACGGCATCTCCTCTTTTACGATCTCGAATCCTTTACGGGTTCTGATTGTTGCAAGGCTGTCAAGGGCTGACGGCTTTAACGCAACAGAAAGTCCCTTATGAGATTTGATCCATTTCAGATCAATGCCGTTTTTCTTTCTTACCGGGAACCATGTAGTTCCGAGATACGGCATATTATTACTTGCTTCGTTTGTAACACGATATGCGACCGCTTGTGCGGTAAAAACGTCTGTAAATTTCATTCTTTCTCCTTTCCGCTTTAAGCGTTCGCTGCCGGCATTGTTCCCACGATGATCGGCTCTTCAAAAGCAATTCGGCATCCTGCATTTACCATTGCCGCTACTAATGCCGCATCATATGTGAGACCGCTGTTCGCCTGCGCTCTAGTTACATGAATGTATGCGCTCTTCAGAACCTGTTGCTGCGGTCTGCTCTCATATGCGTCATGAAGCAGAATTCCAACAGCGCCGGTCCACGGTGTTGCAGAAACTACTTTTCCATCCTTATTGAGCGGTGTTCCCGCTTTTACGATTTTTTCTCCATTGTCAGCAGTTGCTGATACTCCGGTAAAATCTACCGTCATTGGAACCGCCTGGAACTCTTTTCTGTTTAAGATTTCCGTTTCCATAGCAACTGTATTTTTTGTTATTTTCATGTCACCTCGTGCCATTTGTGTTCCTCCTTACACGTAGTGTTTTAAAACGTCCTGGTTCACCTCACCGGATCGTGAAGATGTCATTTTCTTGGCTTTCTCTAATGCGAGAGATGTTTTCTCTCCGCCATTTCCGCCTCGAATGTCATCACGACCGGCATAGAACTCTTGTTCCCATGCTGTTTTCTTCGCTTTGATATGATTGCCAAGAGCCTTGAACGCCTTTTCGACATCATTTCCGGCTAAAGCCTCCGCAAACTCTTTAGCGGTTACTTTATCCATTCCGATATCTGCGTCCATACAGCGCTCTGTATAATCCCGAATCTGAATCTTTGCTTCCAGTTCCTTAATGCGAGCATCTTTCTGTGCGTCTGCCTCTGCTTTGGCTGCCGCTGCCTGGTCCTCCGCAGACATTTTCGCCCTGAGCTGTTTCTTATAGTTGGCGGCCTCCGTTGACGCTGTGTTCTTTTCGTTCTGAAGCTGAGCGTTTCTTGCTCTCTCTTCTGAAAGCTGAACCAGAAGTTCATCTACTGACGGCTGTTTGCCCTGTGGGTCTTGATCTCCACCGCTTCCATTAGCGTTTCCACCGTCTGCCGGATCTCCACCTTCAGCTCCGCCATCCGCAAAGAGCTGTAAATTCATCGGTACATTAAATGTTCCTCGTTCAAATTCTTGATTTCTTTTTCTCATATCAAACCTGCCTTTCCGCGATTTAAGCCTTCTCTGGCTATGTTTTGCTCTTTTACACATTTCTCTTGTGCCGGGTCTTACGCTTTCCCGGAAGCGTTCGCTCCGTTTAACGTCACTTCTCCTGACGTATTAAAAAAGCACCCGGTTTCCCGAATGCTGATTTTTAAATGTATTTAATTGTGCATCGGCAATTGACAATTTGATTGGCACTTGCCCCATATGATGTGTCTTTGGGATAGTCCATAATGGAATCACCTACCAGGAACGGTTCTGTGATCGGTTTAATCGTCCCGCCTACTTTTCTGTGATCCGGTCTTTCGCGGTCATCCCTGATGTCTACCCATTTTTTTCTGGTTTTTCCTGCTGCTATCGCATCCACAAAATCTTGATGATTCAGCGATGTATTTGCTTCATTTTCAGCTAAATATTTAGCCCTGTCTGGAGATACGTAAAAAGGATCATCTGGATTATTCTGAACCGACTCGATTATTTGGTATGATATATTTTGAATATAGTTATCCATATATTCATCCAGCGTTACGAATCCGGATATCGCAGTGCGATATTGATATACAAATTGCGTCCTTGCAAGTTCATAATTTGTACCATCGTACTGCTGCACAGAAAACAGAATTGCCATAACTACTAGGAAGCACTCTTCCATTTTCTTTGCAAGTGCAATTCTTTTTTCTTTATCTTTCTCTGGCAGATCCATATCTCCAAAATATTCCTGAAAATCAACACTTCTTCTGTTCTTCACATAGTTGTTAACCTCGTCGAAATTTCTAATTGCAAGCATAGGCATTCCTCACTATGTTTGAACTTTGTTTTGTTCCGTGTTCATTCCATCAAGAATCGGGCTATTCTCTGTCTGATCGGAATTATCCGCCGATATTCTGGTATCCGCAGGCTCTTCAGCTGGTTCAGAAGGAAGCGCTGATTTTTGGATTGCTTCAATCATCTCTTTGCTGTCAAGCCATACCTGCTCAGCATCTGGGAAGATCTCCGCCTCTTTCAGTACATGCCGTCCATTTAATCCCTTCGCAAGCATTTGGGAAACAAAGTTCGCCTTGTTGACAAGATCGTAGTTTCTTCTTCTCGTAAAGTGGAAATCAATGTCCGTGCTGTGAAGCTGCCGAACTGGGCTGTCCATCGGAAGAATATCTTCCGGCACTTTATCCACAGCCGCAAGAATCAGCATCAGTTCTTCACGCTTGCCGCGTTCCGTCATCTGTTGCTCTTTCAAAGCGTCAAGCTCTGCGGCGCTCCATCCAGAAGACATATCTGTCGCAACTCCGGTAGATCCGCCACCGGCGCTGTCATATTGAATTGGAACCTTGCAGTCCTGGAATATCTCGGATCTGGTGGACTGTATAGCGTTTAATGTGCTGGATCCGTCAAACGTACTGGATAACGGCTGTATTTTCGCAACTTTTCCATCATCACTGTATGTTAAAATCCACTGTCCGCTTCTCGGATGCTTGATCTCTCCTGTTTTTTCATCGCGTTGGAAATCAACATTATCTCCCCACCAAATTTCCTGCGTCCTCTGGGCCACATCGTTGGTAAAGTCAGAGAGAAGAATATTCAGCGCATCCATTCTCGATATCTGACGTTCAAAGCAGCCGGTCCGGTCAAACGATCTCTCATATTCAACGATTGGTATCCTGCCGAGAGGGTTTTTCGAAACTGTGACCTTATCTCCGACAACTTCAAACCGTAACTTCGGCGTAAAGCATGTATACTCGGTCTGATCTCCGTTTTCTGAGAATGTTACGCCCAAAACTTTCTTCCTTCCCGGAGCGTTTCTGTAAACACAGAACGCATATTGAGAATCCAGCGTATACAGTTCAAACAAAGCGCCGTCTTCCCACTCAGATGTTTTCACATCAATCATCCGGTGTCCGATTCCACAAACCTCGATAGATTCTGCAAGACATTGATCTTCGTATCCTATATTTGAGCCGTTCTTCAAGGATTCATTTAATGCCGCAATGCCCTTATCGTCCTTTTCCGGGTCTGTCTCATGGATTTCATTGTCCCCACGCTGAATCAGCATGATCGGATTGCTCCAGTTGTATCCGACCTTAAATTCCTTAATGTCGTTAGCAATATTGCTGTGTACCCGGATGTCTATTTCTGGTCGAATCGTTTTTGTCCTTTGCAGGTCCTGCTTGCCTCGCTCGTACTCAATGAGGAATTGCATCTCTTTGACATTGAAATCGTGGATTGCTTTTGCATGATTCAGCACGTCCAGAATATTGTCCCGAGTTATTTCTTTTTCGTTTGTATAGATTCTCCGTCTTCCAAGTAAATTGTAATCTCTCACTGCATACCTTCTTTTGGGCATAAAAAAAGCACCTGGTTTTTATCCAGATGCTTAGATTTATATTTTGACAGGTTCATTATAACACACTCTGTTTTTCATTTATAGCTGACATTCTGTGGCATTTGGAGACATTTTAAATATTCTTCCTGGAATTTCTCTTTTCCCTGGGCGTATAAGCGGTAAATATGGCGCTCAGTGCGACCGGTCTCCTCTGATAACTGTTTTACAGTCTTATTTGAGATATCTATTCCGAAGAGTATGTCATAATACTTTTCATCAAGTCGTTCTAATATCTTTACCGAATTTTCACGCGCCTCCATATACTTCTGAATGCTTTCTTCCAGCTTTTCTTCTTTGCTCTCTATCTTCACATACATAGTCCCCATCGGATCATTGTTTCTGGAAGTCTGCACTCTGCAAGTGTTCTGGCATGCCTTGATACTCCGAGACATCTCCTTGAGCTGATCAATCTCCATTCTCAGTCTCCGGGATTTTCTATAATAAAACTTTACTTCATCCAAATATGTCATTTCGTTTTCCATGAGCATTACCTCCTAGTATGGGCTGTCAACACATTCCGCCGGTTTCCGTTCCGGTACAGATACATATTCTGCCAGCATCGCCAAAGAATCGATTCCATCATCGTGCGGCATTTTTGCTTTTGTGGTATATGTCGTTACATTCCCCATAAATAACCCGTAGTCTGATTTCGGCTTGTAAAGCGCCGGCTCTAAGAACAGGCAGTGTTTCTTTATCCAATCAGAGTTCACGAGAATCTTGGTTTCCTTATTAGCCATCGTGTATTTTGTATCGATTATCGTGCGGCATTTACCCTTAATCATTTTTTCTATATTGTCCGCAATTCTTCCTCCGGCCTGGTTCGACTCGAAGCGCACCTTGTGCGGCTGGTGTCGGATAAGGATATCAGCAGTCTTACGGTCCAGTGTTGCATAATCCGTGTTATCATCGAAAACGACATCCGGAATATAGAAATCTTCTCCAAACTGGTACGCAATCGGCAATGACTCATAGTCCGTACCTTTGTCTTTGGTGTCGCATACTCCCCAGATCGCATCCGGGTCCCTAGTCGGCATGATTGTGAATTCATTCTGTTTCTCCGGCACTTGATCCTTATTAAGATAAAATCTTCGGAGCTCATCCGGTGGGAGTAGCAATCCTTCTCTCTCGACCGGCTTTTGTTGAAACAGACAGTTGAATGAGATCTCGTCCATAGTCTCTTTCATATCTAAGAAATACTTAGTCGAGAAACCATTCACCGCGAACTGGAAGTTGCTCTCTCCATCCTCATTCAGCGCCGGGATTGCAATAAATCTCGCCCTCGGGTTCCCGGCGTACAGCTGTTGAAGCTTTCCAATCGGATCGTGAACTGACCATCTCGTAGCAATATAGAATTCCTTGCATCCGTCCAACCGTCGGGACCGTAGGTCATTTGTTACCTTAGTCCATAGCGTTTCAAGTCTCGCTTTATTCAGCGCTTCTTCGATACCGGAAACAAGGTCATCAGCCGTTAGAAACCGATTACAACGTGTCGCACCTGTCAAGGATCCATCAATAGATCTGAACGTCCACGTTTTAAAACGACCATTTCTCTCCAGATTAACTGTCGTTTCTTTAGCATTGGTGCCTTGAATCTTTATAGTCGGAAACAATTCATGCCATGCATATTCAACCGGGTCGTTAATAATTTCCAAAACTCCATCATAAAGCGACCGAGTCAAAATACTACTATGCGCAGATGACAGGTTGAAGTCATTTGGAAACCATCCGCCCACTAGCGAGAGAAAGAAGTCCTCAAGAGTGGATTTTCCACAACCCGGCGGAACGCTCAGGCAGAAGATGTCCAATTCATCATCCATCATGTCTTGCAGTGATTGAATGATATTGTGCTTAAGGAATACTTCACGCCGCGGCTCATAGAATCTTTCTTTCGGTATTCTGTGCCTCTCAAGATATAAAAGCCCGCTGTCCACCTGTTGATTCTTTGCTTCGAACATCAGTGCTTTATAATACATGTCGTTAAAAGCTCCGCTGCCCGTCTTCCCGGCCATATAATCCGCCATTTGGTGTGTGTATTTGCTGACTTTCATGGCGTATTTCTTTACCTGCTTATCATCAAAAGACAGATCTTTCTTCATATTCAGCAACAGATCTAAGCTGTCCTTTTGGTTCTGAAGCAACGTCATATCTGACTTCAGCAGGTTTCCAAATGTTTCCTTGTACCATTCAAAATTTTTCCGTCCCATAAAAAAAGAGCCACACCTCCTTTATCGGAAGTCATGGCTCTCATATGGCACTCTTGACTTTACTTATTTAACCAATCATTCTCTAAATAACAGAATCCATAGACCGAAGCACCGATTAAAACCATCCACCCGATCCAGAATATCCAAGTTCCTGATGCCGTCATTCTTTTTACCGCCGTTTCAATATCCGAATCATCAAAAAACTTCGACTCATCAGATATGGTCCCATCTCGCAGATCCGTATAAATAGTCCCCACCGACTCAACTGGGGTTCCATAGTAATTAAACCTTACACGAGAAGATTCTTTTATTGTATCTATATACTTTCCATCTGGAATTTGAATTTTCTTATAATCCATCTCAATTCCGAGAAATCTAATTCGGTCACTATGAATGCTTTCGCTCCCAACATGGTCCCATGTCCAATAAGTTTCCGTTCTAGTATGCGTATTTCCTTTGCTATCAGTTTTTGTCACAGTTCTGGTGTGTGGATTATAATGCTCCTCATCTTTTTCTACATACAGATATGACCCACCGATTTCTGGATATGTCACCGGATCTACCGCTTCCAAGGTTCCATATACGAATGCATTTCCAACAGAGGTGTCCATTCCATACTGAAACTGTTCAGCATCTGTGATTTGCAATGCTGAATAATACTCAGAATTTTTTTGCACTTGATAGGCGTCAATCCTACCGACGATTACAAATCCTACAAGAATCATGATTGCGATAATCGTAACGCTTGCCAAAATCTCACGTTTGGTTATTTCCATAAGTCACCCTAAATATCTCCAATGTGTTGGTTCATAATAAACATACATACTGCCATCTGGTACAAACCATAATTTCCCTTGTCGGAAAAGTATTTGAACATTACGGTCGCCTGATCTATCGTGAATTTTCGTTTCCAAAGGCACATTTTCCGGTGGAGTATGAAATTTCGTTGTCATCCATTGCATATGTTTCTCCTTCACTTATCAAATAAATTAGTCGGTGCGTCTACCGGAGCGCCATAATCAAGCCGCTCATACTCATGCATCTCATATCCGGTCCAACTAAGAAAAACTCTGGCTGGAAAACCCTTCACATATTGCTTGTACGCTCCGACCTGCTTGTTATATGCAGATCGATACTGGGCAATTAGATTTTCTGTTGTTGCCAATTCGGTCATCAACTGTTTGTAATTCTCATTACTCTTCAGTTCCGGATACGCTTCCGCGACCGCAGTGATTGCTGTGGTTACATTTTCAATGTCCGAGGTATTGCTTCGTCCATCCACAATTGCCTGTAGTACCTCCGCCTCGTGCTTATCATATTGTTTCACGGTGTCCACAAGGTTCGGCAGTAAGTCAATTCGGCGCTTTTCCTGCACCCGAATATCTGATTCAGCCGTTTCTACCGCCTGTTCCAATGTAATGGCTTTGTTCCTGCTGCTCTGAACCATAAACACTGCCATAATCCATAAAACAAGTATTCCTACCACCACAAGCACAATATTTTTCCAATTATTCTTCATTTTCAACCTTTACTCTCCTTATCTAATCAAAAGTGTGATTCATAATGTAATTTCGCGAATTCTCATTATAAATTGATCGTGCAGTTTCCATGAATTTCTGGATGCCAATCCCATAGTCACTCATTGGATTATTTAACAACTTGAAAATATTATCAGTATCCATTTCTTCTGTATGTCTTTTTATCGCAGGACTTCCGAGACCATTTTTTTGTGCAAAATCCTTTTACATGTTCACCGCCGTTTAAGTCCAAAATTGTTAAGCATTTTCCGAGTCCTGGATATATTTGATTTATTACAACCGTTATTGTTTTACCTCTATATGGGACATTGACATCTCCACATAAAACTTTTCCCTTTATGTCAATTCTCACATTTCCAATCCATGTTTTATAAATATCATAATCGCCGCATATTCTCCAAATCCATTCGTCACTCAAACATATTCTTTGTATGTGTTCATCTTTTAATGATTCCCACTGTTCGTGTTCTTTTTGTCCATAATGTCTTTCCGGAACATCCGCATACCATATTGCAACTAAATTCTTTCCATTGAAAAACACTGGATATTTCTGCAAAATATCTTCTCTTGTTTCCCGCATTTCACATTCTATTAAATAATCGAGTGCCTTTTCAAATTCTCTCGATTAGCACTCGATTATAAACTCCTTTTTGCAGTTACTTCCCTTGCACTTATAGGGCATATGCTGAATTTTCGTGTCTGGAAGAACTCGTACTGCTTTCTTTCCACACCACGGGCAAACAGCCCACCGGCTTCCGTCTGCGAACGTCTTCACAGCAGCAATGCCGTCAAATCCCTCTTCCGGTTGATTCATACAGCGCCGGAACGCATCAAACTCTATACTGTTTATCACCTGGGACATCTTCATTTCGATACTCCTTCATTAGAATTGCAGTAAATCAAGAGATGTTCTGCAATCTGACGCAACTTTTCTTTGCTACGCATGTTAATTAATGTATCCCTTATTGCATCGTGACTGCCAGTGGCCTTATCTTTTCTTGCTGCCCTATTTAATGTCGATTTCCGAACCATTTCAAATTCTCCCACATATGACGGTCAAATAATTCAAGCGCTTCGCCCGTTGTATTCTTCTTTAGTTCTTCTAAGCCTTTTATAATATCAACTTCTATCATTTTTAATGAATCACCACTCATCCAATATAATATATCTTAGGCAAAATCCTATCAGGAAAAGTGCTATGTGCAAAGAAACTACCATTGATCCATACTCCCTTCCCTAAACTCAACCGTCACTCCGGTCTCCTCTTCGCACTGTTTAACCATACCATCCACATCGCCATCATACGCCTGCCATATCTTCTGCGATTCCAGAAATGCCCGGTTGATCCGTTCATACCCAAAACCATATGTCCGATGTAGAGCAATTGCCATCGCTGCATAGATCTGTGGAGTTATCCGGTCTGCTGCCTTGTTGAGGTTGTCGACCTGGTTCTTTTTCGCAAGTAACTTAACCGAATTTATCAGTCTGTTATTCTTTCCCATATTAACCCTTTATTTCTGTGAAAGTAGTCATGTCGTAGCTTTCTCTGATGTGATCCACGCATTCCTGCATTCGCTCCCGGATATATTCGTCCTTCATGATGTTTGGATGACTGTACCAGTCACAGCTGCCCTTCGCCCCGTTCTTCTTATACTTCTGATAATCGAAGAACATAACAAATAACGGAATTCGCGTAAAATTCTTTGTTTTATATCTGAGCCACATGTTCCATATTTTGAGCATTTTCTATCCCCTCCCATTCCTCACATGTGTCATCTAAGCATGTAAAATCTGCCCGATGCTCAGAGTCTCCATTAAAACAAACTCCATTAAACGTTTCATACCATTTACATGTGCTGCAATATTTTTTCATAATTCCGGCGTGCGGAGTCGAACCACCAAGCTTTACCTGTTAAAGCGCCGGACCCATCGTCAATTTAATTATAAAGAGAAGGAAAACCAACCGGTCACGGCAAGTAACCGGCAAAACCATGCGGCAGATTCGCTCTGCCTTCAAACAGCTATCATGGTGAAAGGATGTCACATGAATCATGCTACACCATGGACCATCAGGGACTTGAACCCCGGGCCTCCCCGTTATGAGCGGGGTGCTCTAACCAACTGAGCTAATGGTCCTGAGTAAAAGGGACAGCTTGCAGCCTATCCCTCATACTGTTGCAGTTCTTAACCACCAGCTGCAACAAAGGCTCTCTGCGTTTATCTGCCGACCGCAGGGAATGAGGATGATGGGTCTCGAACCCACGCTCTCACGATTAAAAGTCGTGTGCTTTTCCAACTAAGCTACATCCCCATAGGAACAGGCGATTAAGCCTGCCCAACTGTAATGCATTCGTATCTTTTGGAATTGATCGTGTTCTCCATCGCCTCAACCGGATTGTAGCCAAGGTTCTGCAGAATCTGTTTGAACACGGTAACTGACTGTCCACTTGCAAGCTGCACTCCCTTACGGTTATGGTCTGCATGGAACACATCGTGTCTACTGTCCACATTCCAGAAGATTATGTTCGGAATGACATAACCGGCTTTATGGAACTTATTTGCCATCTTGTCATAGAAAGACCACTCACGATTTCCGCAATGATCGATTTCCATATCAGAAACAACAACGATTGCTTTCGGCATCTCTTCCTGTGGTATATTGTTCTTTTCAGCGATTGCAAGAACTTTCTCGAAAGCCGCTTTGAGGTCGGTATTGTTATCCCAATGTGCTCTGTTTACATTATCGATCTTCTGTCTGAGTGTTTCCCCTCTCAGAATAACCGTTTCCGGTCTGTCAGAGAATGTCATAAACAGATTGTGATATGCACCGGCATTTCTCTCTGCAAAATAGATTGCAAGTCCGATTGATGTAGCCAAAGGTCTGCCATACATAGAACCAGACACATCCGCCATAACTAAAGCGTTTGTTCCTTTTTCCACATAATCCGGCAACGCTTTCCACTGCGCTTCGAGTACATTGCTACTCTCTCTTCCGTAAAGAATCTTCTCAACAATATCGTAAGGGAACAGTGTTAAAGCATTGATCTTTACCTCTCCCTTTTCAGCGTTGTTGATAAACTCTCCAAATCTCTCAGAATCATGTTTCATAAATGCCTTGCGGTAAATCATCATCGCACGGCTCGGAACTTCCGGATATTTGATTTCATCCCATCTTCCGGCGGACATAAGGCTTTCAACGACCCCGATCTGTTTTCTCATGCTACGGACAATTCTCTTGAAATTGTAGACCGGATAGCCTAATTTCTGCGCCGTAAGGATGCCGAGTTTTCTTGTGGTGGGGCTGCTTGCATCTGCGGTCTTAATCCACTTTGCAAGTAAAGAAATTGCATTTCCTGCATTGAGATTCTGTAAATCTTCCTCAAACTGTTTCTTCATTGCCGCCCACATATCATCCTCCAACGGAGTGCTGATAAGTTCATACAAATCATCATATCTTCCAAACACACCAACCAGATCAAGGTTTGGTCTGAGTGCTTCCGGGTGTTTCTCTGCCATGTAACGGATAATAGTTCTAAAAGTCTTTCTCTCTCCAAGACCGCCACGAATATCTCTTGCATAGAACGCAATCTTTGTAGCAAAGAGTTTGTCCTGTGCGTATGCTTCCGCAAACAGAGTAGCAATTCTGTTCTCGTCAGCCTCTCTCAGCGATCCGATTGTACCAAACAGATCAAGTCTGGCATCGCCGGTCGTGCTCAACGCCACCGCTCCATTTTCTGTTCTTGTGAATTTTCCATTTTCTCTCATCGCTTCTGCAAAATTCATACTTTTCCTCACTTTCCAGGACTCACATTTACGGAATTGAACCGTTTCACATTGCGTTTCAGAATGCATTGTTTTAACCATTGAGATTGCTGTAGGAGTCCCTATAATTTCATGACACTGATGGTGTTGCGATTACAATTCATACCCAATTATTTGCTGTAAGTGTCACATAATAGCGAGGGGTGGAATCGAACCACCGACAAACAACGGGTGCTTGAATGATTGCTGCTATGGTCACGACACATGACCACTTATTCAAAATTGCTGCTCTACCAACTGAGCTACCTCGCTAAAACTGGCATAGCCGGATTTGAACCGGCGACATCTTGCTTAACAGGCAAGCGTTCTAACCGCTGGACTATATGCCATTAAATTGCGGCGGGTGGGATTCGAACCCACGACCTCTGGAGAATGAGTCCAGCAAGCTGCCAACTGCTCTACCCCGCATATTTTTTAAACGACGCAGGCAGGATTCGAACCTGCACATCATTTCTGATGGACGATTTAGCAAACCGTTCCGCTAACCATTACGGCACTGCGCCTTTACAGATACAAGTGGTTTTGAACCATCATCTCACAAGAAACCGATTCTTGTGTGTTCTATCAATTGAACTATCATATCTGTCACGCCATAGCAGGGATTCGAACCCCGGAACCCTTTACGGTCAGCCAGTTTTCAAGACCGCTTCCTCGACCTTCCGGACCTATGGCATTGTGAACTGTTCGATTTTCCCAAACAGTTGAGTGGGGAGAGCTGGACTTGAACCAGCAGAACCCGAAGGCACCAGATTTACAGTCTGGCCCGCTACCAATTACGGTATACCTCCCCTTAACCGGACTCACCGGTTAGCAATGTTTTTGTTCGTGCCATGCCTGGCACTATGCGGTTCTTAAGGATCATATCGTTTTACCGCCAATCTACACGCCGCTCTTTTGCCCTCAAGCAGTAGTTGGGATTACATGGGCGAGGATTTGCACCTCGCTGCTGAAGGGGAAACAGCCCGACCTATTTGTCGCCATGTAAATGGGGTTACATTATGGTAAAGAAAAGACGTGGCGGTCTTCCCGCCAATGCCACCCGAAGTTTCTGACGCTTCTTTAATCAGCTCTCGCTAAGTGGCGGAGGCTCTAATCGCATGATATTAGAAGCCGACTAGGCTACCGGGAATCGAACCCGGGATACAGGAGTCAAAGTCCCGTGCCTTGCCGCTTGGCTATAGCCCAAAATTTATACAGGAATCGTCCGTATGCTTTTTACAAACGCCTTGGGGATCATTATATAAGATTCCGAAGCCCCATCAATGCAAAAAGTATCAGCGGACTTATCGAAGGTATATCCAAACAGTGTTTCAATATCTTCTGTGGTCCCGTCTATATACTCAACATGTACCATGGTGTCAATCTACCTCCCCAGATTGCTATCAGCGCTAATGCATATGTGCATTCCATAAACCAGAAGAAAAACAGTGACGCTTTATTGTCTGTGAAATCTGCGGTTCGCATATAACAGAAAATTATCACCATGAATGCGATAACAAACACGGTTGCTGTGATTCTAATTGCTTCCATTCTCGTCTCCTACAACTCGATTTGTGATGCGCTCAGCGATTTCTTGAACTGATAAATCGACTCCATCTGGGATCTCATACAGTGCAGAAGCAACGCTACCGCAAAACGCCTCCCGGATGAGCTTGTCAGACTTTAATATCTCACTCAGATCTGCGATCTTATCTTTGTTGCTCTTTGGGACAGAATCCATCGTGATCAGTTCCGAATACGGAAGAGTTTCGATCCACTCCCGGAACTGCCGCCACTCATCAAGCTTATGTCCGGCGCGGGCATGATAGATGTTCCGAAGTACTGCATAATTCAGCATAACTGTTCGCTTCTGATTGTATGATGTAGGGAGAAGTTGGATCATCTGCCACCAGAAAGACTTTTCTTTCGTCGCATTGAAATAATTCCTTTGAGCATTAAGCACTCCAATAAGTGCATTAAGAATTTGTACGTTTTCTTCTTCAAGATGCTCATAGCTAAAATCATTCAGCGTAAACTCTTTCGCATGGATCTTATGCATCTTTGAACATGAATTCGCAACTGTGCCGACCTTGTAGGTATCATACTCAGACCACCAGTACAACGGCGCTGTGACATCGACCGTGACCGGAAGGAACCGCATAAACTTTGAATGATCCGTTCCAGCCTTGACCAGACGTTTCATGAGATCCAGATCGTTCTCACCGATTCTCATATGTCCCGGCCAGAACTGGCTATCGCTCTTCCCCCAATTGTTCATTGGATTCCGGGTGCCGCGGATTGTCGCTTTCCACTGTTCCGGTGACGGTGTGACGGTATTTTCAAGTTTAATCATGTTAATTACCTTCCTTGCCTGCGGCATATGATTTCAAGCCAAAAATGACAGTGTCTAAAATCAGCGATGCAATAATCATTGCTTTGCACCAACTCGGAAATTGAAGTTGATAAAGCATATATAAAACAATGGCATTCGTAAGCATTTAACATTAAACTCCCTTAGCATACTTCAGTTTATCTTCCTCTCGGACGAGTTTACAATATTTCCAGCGGGAAGTAGATTGCCCGTTTCCATAAGCTGTCCAACTGGTCATTCCAGCTTCAAAAGTTACATACGGATCCTTCCCTTTGAAATAACCGCAAAAATATCTTCTATGAAATAAATCAGCCGTGTTGTTTCGAACCAATACAGGTGTGTCCACCGGAACATTTTCCCAATCAATCCCTGGCTCCTTGTATTCAGAATCGAGCCAATCCTTAAAAGCAGTACGACAGTTGACTGATTTGTAAAATTTGCAGTCAGAACATGATATGTCTTTACACCCGCAAATCTTTCCATCTGCTATAATAGCTAATGTTGTGTGCTCCAATGCGAGATCCATAATTTCTTTTGCAAATTTCTCCCGATTAAGCATGTAACTGCTCCTCTCTCATCTCTTTCTGCAACTTCATCGCCTTATCCATGTACCAGTCCGATTTTGCCATATCCTCATCATGGTTGCCCTTGCTGTCAGCCCGGTACCGATATTTCCATGCATTGCAGACGCAGAAATTGATGACTGCTTGTATTCCGAATGCCGTAATCATTTCTTCAATGCATTCATGCTTCCTATTCGTGTAGTGCATTGGATGGTTGACGGGATCGCTGTCATTTTCAACCTGCGCGGCAAAATCGAAGCTCTCTGTATGATTCTCAACGCCTGCAGCTATCCTTCCTGTCATAAATACATCACATTCCGTGATATCGATAATCAGTACATTAAAGTTATCACTGTTCTCATTAGAGCATATTAACAGTCCATAAGGTTTTGAACAGTACGGGCATTTCTCGCATTCTTTCATCGCGATCCCTTCTCCTCTCCGTCAATACAGCTATCGGTCCGTTCAACCTCTAAGCTGTAATTCTCACCGTCGGGATTATTACAGATCCACTCACCGTCTTCTTTTGTTCTGTATTTGCATTTTCCACATGTGCACATTTCGTGTGCCTCTTTTTTATTTTTGAAAAATTTTGAATCAGGTATCCTTATCCCAACACCTCTTAAAATGCTCCGTTGAGAATGTGTGGGAAAAGGCTTTTTTATTTTTGGGGAATTTTTGACGCTCTATTATTGCCTCATGTCCTTTTTTATCAGTTCCCTAATGTACTCAGATATCGTCACGGAACTCCGATTCGCTTTTGTCTCTACATGTCTGCGCATATCTTCATTAAGCCGAAGCTTTAATGTTGTTGTTTTAGGATCAACCGATGTCCTCATGATTTTCCTTCTTTCCTGGTCTTCCATCTGTTGCTTCTGTTCCTGTTAGTGTGGTACAAATTGAATCATTTTCGGCTGGTCGGACGAGCAACCCCGCCCTAACCCTGCGCACCTTCCAGACCCCTACCCGGCAACCCTCACGCCACCAGATCCGGGAACCCTGGAAGGAATCCATTAAATCACCGCCATAATACCCACTGATGAATTGTGTCCCTATTGTTTGTCTAACTATTCGTGAAATGACTGTTTGACGAATAGTTGAAATCAATATGTGGTATGGCTCTATGTGCATATACACCATATTGTGGTTTTATAGCTATAATTGTCAGAATCTTTTTTATTCGTCAAGGTTGGGCAGCTGTGGGGCCTGTGTACTGCCTGGAAGGGCATGCCTTGAAGCAATGTCTGCCGCTGTCTGCTCCGCCACTAGAGCGCCTTGTGGGGCTTCTGTAGGCTGCCCCATGTTCCAGCCATGTCGACGGTTGAGCGCTCCAAGGATTGCGACCGGTGCTCTTTTACCTCCAGAGATTAACATACCACTTAGGGTTTCCTCGTTATTGTCTGATAACTTTTTATACAAATCTAACCCAGATTGGCCTGCCTCCTGAATCCCCTCGGCGTACCCTCCGTTGCCTTTGCCGCCCCAGTAGGCTATTAAATCCTTAGAGATCGTGGTGAGAAAACAAAACCCATTTATTGATACCTCTTTATCGTAATCATAACAAAGGGATATATAATAATCTGCCACCCTATGGAGTTTATTTAAATCATAAGCATTGTTGTTGGTGATGTTGCCATACATGAGGTTGCTATTATCGTCGTACGGTTCGCGTTTCAGTTTTTGTGTATTTTTGAATACGTTTTGACCGATAAAACGAAGCGCTGCGGACCACTTATTTTGACCGGCTTTTTCCATGTCCTCAACGCCACGATCCCGGATAAACTCATCCAAACATTCGTGGATCTCGCTTAAATACACTTCCATCCCGTCCTCGGTACGCTCTGTCAATGCGCTCATGCTCTCAGCTCCTCTCCAACCCGTTTAAATCTCGCAGCGATCCGCCTTTTGGCAGTAGTCGCAATCTTGCCAGCTGGTGCAGTCCTCCTGGATGCATTCCCCGCCGCTCTCGGCACATTTGCCGGATTTATTATAAATACACTTAAATTTGCACTCATCCATCACTATCACGCCTTTGTAAAAATAAAAAAAGAGCTATACACAGCTCCTTGTGTCTGGGTCTTTTACAAGGTGACCTCAACCAGGGGAAGGGCTGTTATAGCTCTACAACATGCGATTAACTGTATGCGGTTTTTGTCTGTGCCATTACGATACCACAATCACCACGATTTTGTCAACACCAATTTTTTAAAACTCTTGTGGTTGTGGTTTTTAAAAAAATACTAAAGGCTGATAGTTACTAGCTCCCCGATAGGTATTAAATACCACCAGGAAAAGACTAAAAGAATAAAAGAATACCAGAAACAAAAGAAACATGTACTTCGTACATGCAAAGAAAAGCGTGACGCTAACGTGACGCTAACGTGATGCGTCACGTGACGCATTTTGAGGGGTTGAGCAATCACGGGAACCCTTGTAAAATAAGGCTTTGTAAAAATCATGGACAGGATTGTATACAATTTTTGAACCCTTTTTGGGACCTTCCAGCACCCTAAAATCACCCCGTAACGTAGAAACAATGATTCACTGTTGATTTTTCGTTGATTAACAAAAATATTTTGTTGTTGCCTTCCCCGGGAGCCGTCAAAAATGCCCGTTTTGGGTGTTGACATCCTGCGACATTCCCACCCATTTTGTGGCAATAGCAAAATGCCCGGGGAGATCCCCCAGGCATAAAGTTTATAAAATTTTAATAGAAAATTTATGAAATCTTCCGTCTTCGTAACACTCAAGAACGGCTTTTCCGCCGCTAATACTGATGTCACACACGGAACCGTTGTAATAAATATACGTCTCATCCATCACACTTTTGCCGACTTTCAGTGCTCCATCTTCTGGCAACTCGATTGCATAGCGTTCTACTCGTGTCGTGACGTTGCCTAAATCCGGCCACTGTCCGTCTTTAGATTCTACGAAAACACGGTCCGGGACATTACAAAAACCAGATGATACCTTGACAAGATTAACTTTCATGCCCTATTCCTCCCATACCTTTAAAGTGATATACCGCACTCCGCTGTTGTCCCATGTCCGGAACTGTGGTTCCTTGTCTCCTGCTAATACCTCGTTGATGTCGTATTGCATACCCCACGGGGACTCGACAGCCAAGCCGCCCGCGGCGGTTTCATAGACTTCCCAGCCTTTGCTCTTCTCTGGGAGCGATACAATCAGCTCATCAGAAGCAACCGCGGTTGCAGCTTCAGTACCATAGGTATATTTCACTCGCTTTTCTGCTGACAGGCAACCATAATTTCTGTAAATCTTAAATTTCTTCATGTTCCAATCCCCTCCCCTTAAAATCTGTCGTTAATATTGACTGACGGCCATCTGCCACCGCATTCCATGCCGCTTTTCAGCTCATAAAAGCCTACAAGCCCGGTTCCGCGATCATATACGCGCCGGATCTTCACAAGCTCGCCGGTGCGCTTACATCCAATTTCCCGGGTCACTCGGTAACCGTCAAGCAGCGGATCCTCTGACAGCCATTTCACGGCATCCAGGAACGTCTCGACGCTGACGCCGGTATTTTCGTGCCAGTTCTGGAAGATCTTACTTTCTCCCGCCCGGACACGCTTCTCTATCTTTTCATACTTCCATGCCATTTCTCCCATGCTGTTTTCCTCCTGTCGTTTTCTCTTCTTGACAGTTTTTATTATACTATAAGTGCATTATAAAGTCAATACTATAAGTGCATTATTTTTTGTATTTTTCCATTCTGTCAAGTTCTGCCGCAACTACTTCCTTAATAAATACACTCGGTTTTTTGATTCCTAAACGCTCCATTTTATCGCGAGTTCCAGCCGGGAAAATAACATTTATCCTGTCATTCTTCTTTTCATATTCCCTTACCGCTTTCCTTTGGGCTTCTGTAGTTTTTAATTCTTCCATTTTGTCACGCTCCTTTTTTCTTTACATTATACTATAAGTGCATTATAAAGTCAATACCATAAGTGCATTATACACTTTCAACAGATATAAGTGCATTATTTTGTTTATTTTTACTATTGTATAAGTGCATTATATCTGATATCATATAGCCATACGAACAACACAGGAAGGAGAAATACAGATGAAGCAAATAGAACAGACAATAACGACTCTTGAGATCTGCGAGATGATGAACATAAAGCACTGGCAAATCTTACAGAAACAACATTTTTGTTGTTACCTCCGATGCGTGGCGAATAGCTCAACGCCAAATGGTGTCGATTAGCAGCAATCAATCAGCGACAAATGTCGTTCGTTGCTTTAAATCGCTTATAAAATAACTGAACTCAAAATTGAGTTCAGTTATCAATTCTTTTTAATTCGATTTTTAAAGAAAGCCCTAAGACCTCCGCAATTTGCAACATTTCTTTTTCAGAAAAATTATCTCGTCTCATTTTGGCGGATAGATTTTGTTGAGTTGTTCCCAACATTGCGGCTAATTCTTTGGCGGTCATTTCTTTTTCAATTAGTTTAATTTTTAGTAACTTGGTAAAAATTGTTCTCACTCCTCTCTGCGTTAAGCATACAACAAAAGAGATAATAAATCAACTAAAAAGTTGTTGACAACAAATATAACATTGTTTATAATACAACTATAAAGTTGATTCAAACAATATTTAAATTGTATTTTAAGGAGGCGTTACATGGTAGAAATAACCCAAACAATTACAACGTTAGAAATCGCAGATATGTTAAATATGCGTCACGGCAATATTTTAAGAAAATTGGAAGGATGGGAATTAAAAGAAAAACACATAAAAGGAATTATAGAAATTCTTAACGACAACAAACTTGTTGCCGCTGATTACTTCCTTAAATCCACTTACAGCGACGCAAGCGGCAAAGAGAACACCTGTTACAAGGTAACCCGTTTAGGCTGCGATTTCCTGGCGAACAAGTTTAACGGCGAAAAGGGAATCATCTTCACCGCCAAATATGTTAAGCGTTTCCACGAGATGGAAGAAGCGATAAAAGTCAAGGAACGCGCCACTATCCCGGAGTCACCGACCCCGGCAGCAGGCAAGCGGAAAATTCCCATGACAAAGTGGTTCTTTTCCAACAATTGGAAGTGTGACGCGATCATGGCAAATTTCGGATGGAGCCGGAAATACCTTTACCACAAGATTCTGGTGGAGCTATCGGATCTGTACAATCTCCGAGATGTGGAACTTGCCTATAAAGAGTTCCACGGGTACCGGCCGGAATACAAGCTGGATCTGCTGGATTTTGACGAACGCCTGGCGAACACAGCAACACACTATTTAAATTATTTATTAGTTGAGGAGGCATAGAGTTATGAACGAATTTGCAAAGATGATTTATGAAAAATGGGCCGAGGATCACGCAGAAAGCGCCTTATATTTCGACACCGGCGCGGAGCTGGTGAAGCGAATCGAGGGGACATTATCGCTTGATCTCGCAGACGAATTTTATACCTTGTTTTGTGACAGCTGTAAAGAGGTCGAATCCAACGCATTCCGGGAGGGTTTCGAGTACGCTTGTAAATGCCTGTCTAATGGCAAAATTGAGTTCAGCAAATAACAACGTCCGCCGGAGCTGATCCGGCGGCACCACCAGAAAGAAGGAAAGATTATGAAAAAAGCATTATTAGGATTTTTAGCAGGAATGGCACTCACAGCGGCAGTGTTCGTTATATACGCCCATTTTAACATGGTAAACATGCCCCAGGTTGTGGACATCCAGACCACAGACAGCGGCGCTATGATCGTGACGGTGGACGGCTCCGGGTACTATTGGGAGCGGTAAATAAAAAAGGCGGGGATCATCTCCCCGTCTCTCGCTCCATGCGTTCCGCTATGGCCCGTTTGATATATCCGTTGATAGTTTCCCCGGTTTGTTCCGCTATTCCTTTTAGCGCCTCATAATCCGATAACTGCATGTCAAGCGGAACACGCTTAATCTTTTTAGCTTTATATTCCTTTACCGCTTTTTTGTGTGCCTCTGTGGCTACCATATAAAAGCCCCCTTTCCCACTATGCAAATAGTATAGCATACTTTGCAATATGTGTACATATATAATATTGCACGAAAATATAGCGGTATGTGTACACATATTTTAGTTATTATGTCAATTGCTATATGTGTACACATATAGTATAATAACATCATCAGAAAGAGATAAACAATCAACACAGAAAAGGAGATAGAAACCATGAGAAAATACACAGTAGAAAACAGAAGCAAGTACACAGAGTTAATCACATTTGACGAGCTTAACAGCAAGGGTGAGAAGATCCAGCTTGAAATTGTCAAATGCACAAATCCGGGCGGCAAGCATTCTCTCCCGTACCTCTGGAAGAAACATGGATACATCGACCGCATCCTTGAAACCTATTGGAGCATTACCACATACGCAACCGAGGACGGCGGAAAAGGGACTTGCTGGGGGCGCTACAATCCACAGACCAAATTATCAGATGATGGAAAGCGCCAAGTTATCAACTTCGAATGGATGTTTGAAGCGACCGAAGAGAACCGCCAAAAGCTTATAGAAGAAGTTGAGCGGTTAGCATTCGCAGAATAAGCCGAAACGCCCTTGTGGGCGTCCACCGCGGGATGGTCTCCCGGTGCTGATGAGGCAGACCAGAAAGGGAAAACCATGAAAAGAGATTATTTATCAGATATGAGAATTGCCCTTGTCTATATGATCGACCGGGCAACACAGGACAATAACAAAAGTAAACTTGTAGTTGAGGCGTTGTTTTCAAACCAGGTACAGGCCGAGGATAATTATAAAATCCAGAACCCGGAGAAAAAGCGTTATTTGCTCTCCGTTGATGATTTAGAGCTGTTCGAACGCTTCTACAACGATGTCCAGGATCTCAATGAACAGTATGACGACCATGCAATATACCACCTTGACGAGATCACACCCGGCGCAGACCTTGAAACAAAGTTTAGAAATATTTTGGGAATCTGGACAAATACAGAGATTTAGGCCGTTTGGAGTTTCCCAGGGTTCGATTCCTTGGGGCGGCGTTTTCCGGAAAAGAAAAGAGGAATAACAACATGATGAATTTTATAGCTGTTATGTGCGTATTTGTGGGCGGCTATGGTGTCCGCTGGCTTTGTGAAATAATGCAGGAGGAAAAATAATATGAAAAAGTATGATTTTGATTCTATGGGCGCTCTGTGGGCTGATAGGGCGCGGGAAATCGTGAAGAACGGAATTTTTGTGGCAAATAGCGGCGGCTGGGATCTGTGGGCGTATGACGGGACCGTTTACAGTATCCCGGTTAAGGGGTCCGGCGGTTCTGCGTCGTATTGGTGCGCACTCTCTCAGCTACGCGCACATCTTTTCCGGCTTCGGACCATTTGCCGTTATAATGCGCTTATCCCGGACGGCTGGAAAAACATTAACCGCGAGTTTTTAGCGGCTTATGGCATTGCATAGATATTTATCGGTGGTGCTTTAGGCGTGGGCGGTTCAGTCCGCCGCCGGTATTTCTGGGTGTTTTCCGTTTTCCTTCCAGGATCCCCGCAAGGGGGCATAGAAAAACGGCGTTGACTGGGAGCCGATAAAGCCAGGACAAGCCCGGAGGCGGACCGGCAGAACAACCGCCATTGTTCAAAACTTGCCCGGGCGTTATGCCTGGGTTGCTTGCTATTTATTACGTTATAGGCGGCTTATGAGCCGTTCCGAGCGCCGAAAGCGGTAAATAATCGCGGCTATTGCGGAGCGATCTACACGCCCGACACGCGGAAAAAGTGCAGTTTTTCGCCGTTACTGATAACGGGCGCGGCAGGAGTGCAGGTCGTCACAGCTGCATCACGCTGGAGCCGGGGCCGTTCCAGATCACAACAAAAAGCCCCCGCAAGCGCACGAGACGCGCAAAATATTATTCTTGGAGGTGATCCGATGACAGAAAAAGATATTTTTATGGTCCGCTGCGAGGTGGAAGGGATACGCTCAAACCTGGAAAAATTGAGTATGACACGCGAGCCGGTAGAATATTGGTTTTTACGTGGGCGCCTTGAGGGGATCGCAAGCGCTTTTTTAATAATGCCCTGGCATTTTAAGACGTGGAAAGATCTATACAACGGCATTATAAAGTATCTGGATGACGCAGACAAGCAAAATAAGCCGGCATAATGCGCCCTTTTCCGGGGCGCTATTGCCTTATGTGGCGCTTGACATCCTCCGCCGTGCGTGGTACGCTACAAATGGTTACAAGCTTTTAAAAGGCTTTTGCGGCGGTTTTCTGCGTGTGGGTGGAAAGATCTACACGCAACACATCAAAATCGTTTTGCGTGGCGTTTAAGACTTGTATGTAAATGATCGCATGATAACGCAGTGACTCCGGCGCGGTGATACGGACCGTATCGGGTCTATTAAGAGCACCCCGGGATTTGAGAGAAATTTGAGGAAAATTTGAGAATGAGAATTTTTCGAATCCTGAAAATGGAATTTCAGCTCAAAAATCGGGACCCCGGGGGGTATCAAAAATTTTCCGATTGGTCGCTGCGGAAGAAAAAATTTTAAAATCGAGGAAAAATGCATGATAGAAAGCTTCAATCACTACACACTTAACACCGGAGATTCCCGCCGTTCACATCCTCGCGAAGTCGATAAAAACATGTACCTTGTTCTTAAGGGCTTTATCCGGGATTCTCAGAAAAAAGAGTTCGTGGATCTATTCGATGGTGTCCAGTTCAAGCTTACCATGACGGAGCGCCGCTCTTATGTGTGTACTCTCTTCAAAACGATAAAAGGGGAGCATACTCCGTTTCTGATCACATTCGGATGCTGTGATAAGGAAGATTATTCCTATATGCTCGAACAGCTCCAGAATTTTTATGAGCGCTTCAATCACGAAAAGCCGACGGTTATTCCGAGTTTGCCGTTTGTTGCTGACGTGATTATGCCGGCCGCATTATTCTGCATGAAAGAGCTTGAGTGGACCGGGGACTTCTGCCGGTGTATGGGATGGGCGGTACTCAGCCCGGAGAGCATCCGACCGTGACCGGATCTGTGAGAAATCTGGTTCGGATTTTCGGCAAGGAATTTTCAGATATTGGGAAACGGATTTTCGCCTGTAAAACAGGCACCGGGGAGGGTATCGAATTTTTTCCGATTTGTCCCCAGGCGGTTCAGCATTGACGTTTATTCAGTTATGTGCTAACATAAATACATATATTTCAGAATTTTTAATCTGGTTTTGCTGGTACGTGCAGGGGTAATCCGAATTCCTTCAATAATGCGGATTTTATTATTGAAACTATTTTCCCTGCAAACGCAGACGCAGGACAAACAGATGTGAGAAAAGCCTCCGTATTATACGGAGGCTTCTTTCATTGAACAAATTATTCTACACTGTCGATGTCTAATGAATATCCCAGGACTTCACCAACATCTTTGCATTTTCCTTTTACGATGATGGTGTCACCAATACTCTTTGCCTTGATCGCATCCTTCTGTTCATCGGACTTGATATAACACTGAACGCCAAGAATAGCAAATGGATCATCCGGCATAATGCTGATGTACTTGCCATTACTATCAATCACGCTCAGCTTTCCGGTAATTTCCAGATACTGTCCTTTATACTTATCGGAAGCATTCATAGCGTTGCTCTTCAAGTCATTCATCATATCAGTAACGTTGCACGCTGTATACTCGATAGCCGCCGTAGTTTCTGCGGCCTGTTCAGTCTTGGTGCCAGATGTACTCGATGAACTTCCAGAATTGCCACCCATAGCCATGCCCGCGATTCCCAGAACGACTACCGCTCCAACAACGATTAAGCATCCATGTCCGCCTTGTTTCTTTTTGCATACCGGGCAAACCTTTGCTTTCTTTGGAATGTCGCTCTGACAGTATTTACACTTCTTAGTTTCTTCTCCTGTGTCTTTCATAGTGCCTCCCCTTTTACTTGTATATTTTTAACAATTATAGCATATTAGGTCTGAAAATTCTACCTAAAACGCAAAAAAACAGAGATTTTTCTCTGCCATGTTGTCTGAATAATCAGAACTGTTTTAAACTTGATTTTGCCCCTGCTCCCCTTATTTACTTAGATAACTAAGCGATAATCATAGCGAATTTCCGTCTCATGCCCGTAAAGGTGCCGCGGATGCCTGTAAAATACTGTGCTCCGCACTGGTAACATAATATTTAAAAGGTTGTCATTACGGAGCACCGCTTTCCGATCATAAGTTTTATGTACTTTTTCGGAAGTTTTCAGATAAAACTCAACACTGGCATAATCGGTATCTTGTGGTGTAATGACGATTTTATCGATCAATTCATCCACTATCTTGTTGTCCAGATCTTCCGATTTTACGCCAGAAAAATCATTCAGCAGCTTAGCCGCTTTGTCCAGTACGCTATTCGATTTTAGCTCTACTGGTGACTTAGAAGTGAAAGAATCTATTAGGGACTGAGCACGCTCGATCTTTCGATTCAGCAATTTGGTATTGGAAATGAACTCATCATCGGATAAAATGCCCTGGAGGTTGTAATCGAGAAGTTTCTGCTTCTTCGCCATGTTATTCTCGATCTCCTTATTCAGTTCTGCAATCTTAGCAGATTTATCTACAGATGAGTCGATACTTTTCCGCAACATTTCCAGATACATCTCGCAGTATTTCTGGATATCAGAAGGAGAAAGTGTGATAAGATCTACTACCATTGACCGTATTTCATCCTCTTTTATCGGGAATGATTTGCAGCTATCTGTTCCGTTTTTTAGCTTATCACTGCAATACCAGGTTGAATCATCTTTACCTCGTAAAACGCGATGTTTTAACCAGTATGGAGCGCCATCCGTCCCACAATATATTTTCCCAGTGAATGTATTTGGCGTTGTGCATACCTTCCTGCGAGCTTTGATCGCGTCACCTCGTTCAACGAAATATTTATTCGCCAGTTCCCAGGTTTCATCGTCAATAATTGCCGGGACCCTTTCACCTGTCTCATCCTTATACATGATCCACTCGTCTTTCGGGATAAACTTCCGCTTTTTCGTGAACATATCAATGATTTTTACTTTTCCGCCGACGTAGTATCCCTTATATTTGGGATTTGTAATAATATGCCCGATTACTGTCCGGCTGATCTTTTCCCCATAATGATTTCGGTATCCAGATGCATATATTTCCCGTTCAAGCATAGGGGTTGTATACACTCCTGTTGCGTATTTCTCATAGATTGATCGGACCATTTCAGCTTCATAAGGATCAATAACAAGCTTGCCATGATCTTTGTTGTATCCATAAAGCATAGAGTTCCCCATTACTATTCCCCGTTTTATGGATTGGGCATGTCCCATTCGGACTCTTGTAGAGGTTTTTAAGCTTTCGTTCTGGGCGATACTGGACAATATCGCTAGGTGAAGCTCTGCGTCCTCATTAATCGTATTCACATTATCAGTATAGAACCAGACACCGATTCCACAATTTAAGAGCAATCGGGTGTACCGGATACTGTCCAGGGTGTTTCTCGCAAAACGGGAGATTTCTTTTGTGAGGATTAAATCATACATTTGATTCTGTCCATCACTGATCATTCTCTGGAAATCTTCTCGCTTATCTGCCATAATTCCTGATGCACCATCGTCGATATATTTACCTACAAAAGTCCACGCCGGATGAGAGGCGATAAGCTCCTCAAAAAATGTGTCCTGGTTTACAGTTGAGTTTTTCTGTTCCTCCTTATCCGTGCTGACACGCACATAATAGACAACCCGTAGCGGGATGTCAAAGATACTTTGCCCTTTTAAAAGCTGCCTTACCTTATATATATCCATAATGTCCTCCTGCAAAAAATGCAGGGGCAAAATCAATTTGATTATATCCCCTGCATAATTGTTTTTCAATCAATTACTGACAATTTTCAACCTCTGAATGCGATTTTCTATCCGTTTCTTAGTATCCTCATCAATAATTCCGCTTCGAAGCATCCTATTGTTAATTGCTCTTAAGATGCATCGAGCCATGATTTCTTCATTTTTAGATTTTCCCATGTTTTGAAAGAAGCTAGGATATCCTTTATGCCGGCCGGCAGCATCCTGTTCCTTTCTTATTTTTTTGAGTGATCACGTCTAAACTCTACAAATCTCTCTATTGCATCAAAGCAGGTGGGGCATACGTCCATCTCTTCACGGATTTTGATTTTGCAGAATCCACCGTTATAGCTATGACCATTCAGTACGCCGTATTTACGTTTGCAAAGATCACAGGTATACTTTTTGTCCCCATTCTCCATATACTCAATCATTTGTATCACCTCACTTTTACGGGAGTATCTGTTCTATATTTATGCTGACTTTAGCGATTTTATACTCATCACCGCATCCTCTTCTGCGGAAATCGATCTTCGCAATTTCCGGATCACTGTAGGTAATCATCTGCTCACTGCTTTCACGCTGATAGAACGGCCACCCATTGGACTTATCGGTCCCATATACGAATTTCTTAGTTTTAGTATTTAATATCGCGTACATTGTTATTCCTTTACTCGAATCTTTTCTCTTTTAACTTCTTGATTTTGTTCTCTAATCTGGTAATTTCTCTTTTCCGCATTTCTTTAGCACGTTTCACGGCATCTGTTTTTCTCTTGTACCAGTCCCTACTCCCATACGCTTCATCCCATTCACTACCATAAACAGTAGATCCATCCCTACTCGTGCTTTTTACTTCCATCTCGAATATGCCGCGGGTAAGGGCGTATTTAGTAATCCATACTTTCATAAATCTTCCTCCACGATTATTATTTTAAGCTCAAGTAACACATGATTCCACAATCTGGGAACACCTCTGTGTTCATGTTGTCTGTCCTGTCAATTCTGTGACTGCCATTTCAAGATTCTTTCCAACAACATTTACCCTGTAGTAAAGAGAATTTCTGCTTATATGATACTCTTTTGCTATCTGAGATAACGTTTTCATTTCGCCCTTGAACAAATAATAGTGGTTATTTCTTTTATTATTTTCCTGCACTACCATACTTACCCACCGACAATTTTCTGGGTAATATCCCTTGTTATTATCTATTCGATCTAGTGTTAAATCTTCTCGATATCTGTTCTTATATGCCCAATCTCGGAAATTAATAAAATCATCAATCCATTCTTTACATACTGTGATTCCACGTCCACCATAATGCCGATACTCTCGGCACTTTGGATTTAAACATCTTTGCTTCATATGGCTCCAAGCTGTATATAAACGTGTTTTGTGCATGCCATGAATCCTGTATCTATCATGATTATTTTGTTCATTCCAACAGCCACAGGATTTAGTTAAGCCACGTCTCACTGAATAGCTTGATGTAACTATCTCCTTTCCGCAATCGCACTTAAATTTCCACCTAGCCCCGGAACTGCCCTGACAAATATATTCAAGTGCTGTCAATCTGTTAAATTTCATTCCAGTTATATCAATAAAATTTCCTGGACGCATTCGTTATTCCTTCCTTTTATTTTGGCGCACTTTTGCTCCATATTTACTTTTTCAGCATTAATTTTTTCACATTTTGTTTCAATTTTTTGATTCATTTGACTCTTTCTGCTTCATGATGCCATTACTTTAGCAATCAGATTCTCATATAGCTCTTTATACGTGTCGCGCTGCACTTTCAATTTGATTGCTTCTGCTGTCGCTATGACTAGACCGTTGTCTGAAGAGTTGCTAGATTTCTCCTGCCGCACCTGAATAATCTCCTTCTTAAGATCATCGATTTCCTGCAACTGCTTTTGTATTGTATCTTCATACTGGCTTACTGCTTTTTCATTCCCGTTAATACCCAATGAAATCATGAGCGCAATGTCGATATTTTCCATTTCTTGATCCGTGACTCTTCCAATGTAGTTATTTACCCGTTCAGTAGATACGGATGATACTTGCTCACATAATGCAATAGAAATTCTTCCAGTGCTACGAATAGTCACGTGTGTTGGAAGGTCTTCTTTCGGCTGTGTTGTAATATACACAACTTCGATTACGCTTGAATGCTTATTGCATTCATTGTTGCTGACTATGATAGCCGGTCTATCTGCGTACTGCTCACTCCCTGTTACTGCCCCCCCGCGGGCAATGTAGAATATATCTCCTCTTTTCATAGTTTTTACCTCCTGTTCTCATTTTATAACTGTGCTTTCCTTATTCACTCGCCTTGAAATTGTATATAGGTTTTATGATTTTCACGACTTCTACGGTATCCGCAATATTGGTAATGATTTCTTCCATTGTCTTATAAGCCATCGGACTTTCGTCAATGGTAGAGCAATTGACGGAAGTGGTGAAGATACCCTTCATGGCATTTTCATACTCCTCAAGTGATACCAGTTCTTTTGCCTTGCTGCGGCTCATTACTCGACCAGCACCGTGAGGAGCTGAACAGTTCCAGTCCTCATTTCCCTTTCCAACGCCGATGATGCAACCGTCACGCATATTAATAGGAATAAGAAGCTTTTCACCAGCTTTCGCAGAGATGGCTCCTTTGCGAACCATGTTCGTTCCGAATTCAATGTAGTTGTGAACGGTCTCAAACATCGGTAAATCCCAGTAGGAAATCTTGCCTCCGAATAATTTGCTAACGATTCGGCTTGCGATTTCACATCGGTTGTTCGTTGCAAAGCGCTGGCATTCTTTCATGTCGTGAAGATAATCTTCCCGGTGTTTCCCAGTAATGTAGCACAGTTCTTTCGGAATTCTGAGAGGATTCGGTGAAAACTTCCTATGAAGCTCGGAAATCGCTTTCTGAATTTCTGATTTGCGCCCTTGCGCTTTATAATCGGCGATCAGTTTCTCTTGCATAGCTATGAGTTCGTCCTTGCCTTGCATGGTCTCAATAGCAAGATTCTGATAATATTCAGCAACTTGTTTTCCCAAATTACGGCTGCCCGTATGAATCACAAGATACTTCATGCCCTCAGAATCAGTGTCAATCTCAATGAAGTGGTTTCCACCTCCGAGGGAACCGATAGATTGCATCAGCCGTTCCGGATCTTTGAGCGCCTTATAGCACCGAAGTTCTTTTAGTGGATTGGCAGAGCAAATAGCAGTCTCGTTCACCTCACGACCACTCGGTATGTTCTCTCTGATAGCCTTGTCGAGACGATCAAAGTCAATGTCAATCTTCCCCAGTTCCACGGTCAGCATACCGCATCCAATGTCAACACCAACAATATTCGGGATAACTTTATCTCCCAAATCAGCCGTAAAACCAATAACACAACCCGCCCCGGCGTGAACGTCCGGCATGATACGAACCTTGCAATTTGCGAACGCTGGTTGCTTGATAAGGGTATAAATCTGATTCAAAGCCGTAGGCTCAATGTTATCGGTAAAAATCTTTAAGTTACTCACTACAACCCCTCCTTCAAATTTCAGTTTAGGTAATATCTTTCAAGTCCAAATAAATACATCCATCTGGTTCGTAAGCTCCGCTTTCCCAATCTGCTTCAAACTCTTCCCAGTCTCCGATATATCTTCCAATCATGCTATCCTGTTCGATCAAGTAAAACAGATCCTTATTCTTTTTCCCATCGACCAGACCACAGAAGATCCATTTTCCTTTGTCTATTGGGCTTTCATAAACAAAAGCATCTTCCCCATTCATAAGCTCGTAAACTTTTTTCCAAAGATTATAATCATCATCTTGGGGATTCGCCTCGTCAAGCATTCTTTCCGTATTGAGGCACACTTTTTTCATGTTCAAATCACCACCAATCTTTATTTTCTTCCTGTGACATTTTTCCTCCACGTTATCTTTTACGCAATCATAAAGAAAAGGTTCCAAAGAATCGGATGTCTTTTAATTCTCTCCGCCAATCGCAACGCCACTTCGGCGTTTACATTCTCCCAATTTCCAGTATCGATGACATATCCGCCTTCAGATATCGTTATGTCTTGGATAAATATTGATAAATCAAATCCATCAAGCCACCCTTGCTGATGTGCCTTGCTAAGTATTGCTTTTCCTCGTCCTGTCATTTTCTATACCTTCTCCAAATCTTAATTAACAGCTTTTTTCCCTGTCTCTTGCAGCTGACCGAAACATCATCAGTAACATTTCTGATACCGGCCTGCTCCTGTCTTTTCTCTTTGCCTTCTTGATTGCTTTGAGGTCGTACCATGCACCTCGATAGTTCATTCCATCCAGAACATACACGCCTACCTGGTATGGGATTTCTTCCTTGATCTGCTCGTACACTTCCTCCGGCATTACATAATAGTTGTAGTCTCCCAAGAAGTTATGACCGTTCTTTGAATGAAAATCCTCCACTGAGGACTTAACCTCATAGCAATAGAAGTCTCCCTTCTCTATGCCCGACACCGTATTGTTTACCGGCTTAAACTTCATAAAATCCACACGTACTGCATTTGCAGTTGAGTAGTCAAACGTCACTTCTCTGGCCCAATAAATTCTCGGATCATTGTTCGGGCAAATGTGCCGCTGAATCGCAAGTGACAACATTGCTGTTGTCTCTGGTCTGCTATCCACCTAAAATCTCCTCTCTAAAATCTTAATTTTCTTCTACCTCTGCCCTGTATGGCTCTGGCAACGGCATCCATGCATTCACAAAAAATTTCATAGAAAGATATGTATAATCTTCATCACCCGGGTAAAATGCTCCGCTACCGTCATCATCAACTCTATAAGTCGCAATATTCGGGAGTGCATAATTATCAAACGAAACCAATATATAGGTCTCTGGTTCCGGAAGTCTCTCCGTCACTGGGATCCACCCCGGATCTCTTTCAGTGCCATTCTTCTGTGTCTCCACATTCAGCGCTGTTACTTCATTCGGCATCAGCCCGGTATCCTCATAGTCTTTAAGCTTCCAGAGCGCCCCGTAAAGCTTCTCCCAGATTTCCTTAGTAAGCACTACTCCGGGCTTCAACTCATCCCATGACACGTCTTTTAAGATCCAATGACCACTATCTTTCTTTTGCGTCATCCGTATTTTCTTCCAAAAGTCGTTTTCTTATCCTGTCAGACAGAAGTACACAGGCTTCATCCACTGATGATGTACTTTCTAAAATGTCCAAAGTTTTTATATCCAGCTCCTTTCCGATCTCAAAAAATGCATCTTTGATACCATCCGTGTAACTTGGTTCCTTCTCTTTTTCATAATTACTACACCTGAAAAGTCCTTCTGCGATATCAAGTCCTTTGTTTACGCCTTCCATATATGCCTGTTCCTTTTGCACTTTTAATGCTGATGCGTTGATCTGATATTCTCTTGATTCGCGAATGGCTTCCAGTGCCTTCTTTGTATCAATATTGATTGCGCTATACATTCCAACCTCCAAATCTTAAATCACTCTGCGTAATAAAAGCAGTTTCCGTTGCATGTTTCGTATCCGAGTGGGCAATCATCCAAGTCCAGAGGGCTTCTGTGATTCTCATCGACCTCGCAACAAGCGCCATCCGGTAAGCAGTAAACTTCTATTCCATCTTGAATCATTAACATAGTTATCGACTCCTTCAAATCTTAATTTTAAATATTCTCATAGGTTTTTTCAAAGATATCCGGCTTACACGGATACAGCTCACCGTTGACGCCCTTAATCACATAATCCCATACTGAAACATGGTGAATGCCTTCCAGAGTCTCTATAAAAAGCTCACACGGCGGAGCGTCACAGCTTTCGGAAGCATAATGCATGACGCCCTTTTCGTAAGCTTCAACCGCCCAGTTCGGTACATACCAGTTACCATCACAGTCTTTTAAATCTCCATCGTACTGAAACGCTTCAATAACCACGGGTTTCTTTCTATATTTAGCCATAATATTTCCTCCAAATCTTAATTATTGTTCTTCATCATGAATCGTTATATTAAGCTGATTTCCTAGCCAGTCCAAACCTTTTCTATTTATCCAAAACCATTCACGACCATGTTCATCCGCACCGCTACGCTCTGCTAGTCCGTCTTGATGTAATTGATTCCAAATAGAATCATCTGCATATGTATAAAACCTGTTCCGATAAGGTTTATAAAATGTCTTTCCATGCCTGTGATATGGCTTTTTATAGTCCAGACCAATAGCATGTCTCATATCATCTATTTTTTGCCTTTTTACTGCCATATTCATCACCTAAATTCTTTCTTGATCTGTTCTTTATATAAAATTGCAGGTACTAACATTCAATCATTTCCTTTTCTAAATCTTTAATGCTGAGTTGCTACTATTGCCATAGCAGTATGCAATGACAACATGCAATTGCGACACAGCATCATCGTATTCCATTCATGTCCCGTTATAGATGTTCTGATTTCCCACACTGGTGTTTCGTCCGAGTGGATGACCCCACAGTCGTTGCAAACCCCAAATTTCTTGCATTTCTGGATTTTTACCATCTTTATCCTCCAATCTTAATTTTCTGGTCATTTATAATCTTCAAATCTTTTTACCGCCGCAAAAGCAAATCTCGAATTTACCCAGCGTTGTAGGCGTTTCAGATCAGATCCCGCAGACAGCTTGTACTTGTCATAGATCATCACATACGGGCTGTATCCCAAATCCCGTAGAGTATATATGCGTTCAAGATCCTGTTCCAGCGTGGTATTAAATCCACACAGAACATATACGCTCATCTTCCGGTAGTCCCATCCTGTCTGCCGCTTGAACATCTCAAACTTTGGAACGATCTTATCTTTATCCTCGTACCGGTCCCATGCGAAATGGATTTGTTTAATCTTCATCTCCTTGAGATACTGGGCTTTCTCTGCTGTCATGATTCTGATATCGCACCCTTGTGAAAAATCCACCCATGCTCTGCTGGCAATGAGCTGTTGGCTCAGATCTTTCCAGTCACGACAGGCGAACATATTAGGATCCAGAAGCACTATATTCTTTTGCCCAGCCCAGAACTCCGATAAATCAGCCACTTTTCGGCTGCATCGCCCCTCTTTATGCCCGACAATACAGAAGTCACATCCTCGTGGACAGCCGCGGGTAAGGAATCCATACGCCGTGTCCTTGCACAGATCCGGGTATAAGTCATAGTCCGGGTAGATATGCTCAATTTCCTCCGGCAACGGATCCCCGCCAGACGGGTATGTATATCCGGTACCGCCTCGTATGATTTCCGTAGCGTTCACAGGATGCGGATAATCTGAGGTAAAGGTGAATACCTTGCTCATATATACTTTATCTGGCGGGGTTATCCACGCTGTCAGCGGATCGTACCACTCTACCGAATCGCCTTTCCGTTTATGCCATGCTGATAGCTTCATGAGGGGAAGATTTGGAAAATTATGCCCATCAACATCAATCAGTGCTACTCTCATTACTTCTCCTTGCCTTAATTTTCCTTCCGCACGCTGGGCAATATATCATTTTATTATCTTCCGGCGTTCCATCTTCCAGACACCAGGGATTTCCACATGATGTATCATAGGCATTAAATTCCTCATCCATTAGTGTCCATTCACACACCCACCAGGGTTCTATGATTTTATACAATTCTTTCAGCATACTTTCCCCTCCGCATCAGTAAGTTGCTTCTTAGCGAGTTTAAACGCAATCATGTATATATCTATTATGCCGGTATCTCTTTTCCCCAGTTCTCCGGCAAACTCCCAACTATCAGATATTAAATCCTCAAGTTTTTCTTGCCCGTCTGGAGCAATTCCGTGACCATCATCAAATCCTTCCATGATTTCATCAATATCAGATTCTATTTCCTCTATGTCATATCCTGCTTCTTCTAATTCCTTTTCAAGTTCCTGCCTTGCCTCGTTTTCGTCCCAGAAGTACAACGGGAGGCTCATGCAGTCAATTTTTTGTTTAAAATATCCGATATCATTCACAAAATCTGAGAATTCTTCGTAGATCATATTGTTATAGTTACTTGCGATTAACTCTCCCAGATCTCCAGAAATATGAAGCCTAAAATAGTCCTCTTCGAAGAGGAAACGAATTCGATGCTCAATTGACCCCGGCTCCTCAAAATCCAGAACTTTGATATTGCCATAATCTGTGAATGTGGCTTTGTGATTTTTAATCGTTCTTACTGCATCTGCGTCATCCTTATCAACGATGTAATTCTCACGATTCATTCTTTTGATCCTCCTTATCGTTTCCCATATATGCTCCATCCAGAGCATAATCATATCCAGTGATATTATTTTTCTTGTTGAGATAGTCGCAATATCGCTGGCATTCTTCGAGTGTGGCGAAATACAGCCCGTACATATCTCTCCCGTTATATTCTTCTTCAATCTTTGAAAATTCCATATCATTATCTATGATGCGCTTTGGTTCGTCTATCCGCAGGTATTCATCATCTGTGTTGCGCTCATAATCCACTATCAATTCATTGCCGTATTTTGGCATCCTTATTCTGTGAATTCTGTATTCTTCCGGGCGATATACTTTTTTCTCTTTTCTGCATAAGCACTCATCGGCTATCATTCGCCCTGATGGGAGCTTGACTTTGACCTGCCTCCACCTATCGCACACGTCGCATTTTTTCTGGTATCGGATAACTGGGTGCACTGCGTAGATTGAATGCCTTGCAGGCTCCATCAGCTCATCCAGTCTTGCCCTTTTCGCGTTATACTCCGCTTCCCGGGTGATTCTGTCACACTCGCTTTTCTTTTTCTCGTAGCTCGCCTTGACTTCCTCGAAATGCTCCTTGATCCCCTGAAGCTTTTTGTTTTCTTCGCGCAAGCGCTCCATCTCGCTCTTGATTTCTTCCTTCACATTGTCGCGAATGGTATCCTTCAGCTCTTCGATTTTTGCGTCAAACTCGCCATGATCATAATAATAAGCATCGAAATCAAACATTCTTCTTCCTCCTCATCCTTAATTCCTTCCCATTCTTCGGGGAAACGCTCACATGTTCCATTCCATCCTCGTTCTCGCTCCAGATTACGCTGCACGTACCGCAGTCTGGTAGCTTGATCCATGCCGTATGCATCAGGAACATGATATTGTGTCCCCATATGTGCTTGTTGCTTAAGTTTTCATCAAGATCTCTCATCTATCTCACCCTCCTATCATCCACAGGCCAAATAATAGCATGGTCAGAAATATCCCAGTGGCTACCACTATAAGCAGTTTCTCTTTTATATCGTCTTCTGCAATGCAAAGGATGAAGGAAATCACTCTGTTATACATACGATCCAGTAGCCAACCATTACTCTTATCATTCCTTTTCCTCCGTGTATGGCTCTGGCAATGGCATCCAAGCAACTATTTCTCTGGCGTATACATCGTAATCGTCATCTGCTGGGCGGAATTTCATGTCATCCTGCCAAGTCGCACTATATTCCGCAACGTCTGGGATTGAAACTCTATCAAGCGTTACCAGCACCAGTGAATCTGGTTCCGGCAACCGCTCCGTCACTGGGATCCACCGCGTTCTCTCCTGCGCTTTCTCGATCTTCTCCGACAGCTCCGCAACCTTCTCCAGCATCTTCCTTGCTTCTTCCTGCGTCTCCGCATTCAACTTGCCGATCTCGTCCGTCATCAGTCCGGTGTATACAAAGTGCATATGCTCCTATTGGATTTTTCAAATTTGATCACCCACACCCACGGATTAGCCTGCCATCCGTAACGGTCAATGTCGGATTTCTTGATGGTGGAATCCCACACTTCATAAAAATTCAGAAGAGCTGATGTTCTGAATTTTGTTTTAGAATCCACACTTTCTCTACATCCTTCTTTTTCCGCACCCCCTTCTGTAATTTTCTGCAACCGTTCCACCCGAACATCCGTAACCTTCAGCCATATCCGTGCCGCCTCTTTCGGCATGTGGATGGATGGATGCCAGTGTATTCTCATCGAAGTTGCTGTACACCCATAACATCCAGGATGATTTCTACAACTTGCCGGATAGCCACCAGATAAAGTTTCACATGGATCTAAATAATCGCTGTCATAGTCTGAGCGATAGTAATATTTTCCGCATTCCTCCGTCCATGTTTCCCGAACATACAGGATATCTCCCGGCGAATACGGCGGATATTGTTCATAAAATTCTTTCTCGCTTAACTTTTTGATCCCCGATCCGCCTACTGTATTCGCCCAATCATCATATGCGAAATATTCTTCGCGAACACGTTTGTTCGGCAGCCGCCGTGTGCATGTTTTCTGTCCGGCAAGAATTGCCCGAACCATCTCCGTGTTGAATAAAATTGGCAACTCTCTACTCATCTGCATCCTCCTGTTTTTTCAGTATCTTCAACACATCGTTAAAATCAATTTCATCAAGTATATGCGTGAGCTTTTTCCAGCACTTCTCGCAAAGTATGACAGAAGCACCACTCTCTAATGTAATTTTCAATGCATTTTCATCCGCCGTGACACCATTTTTACACTCAGCGCAGGTTCCGTACTTGGATGCTCCATCTAAATCTGTCATTCTACCAATCTTCATACTGCTCCGCCTCCTTCACGCTCAGCCCCACGATCCCGGCGCTCTCTCCGCTATCAGTTGCCCGGAAGTGCGCTCCGGCAATCGCCGGGTACATGTATTCAAACATGCAGTAGTTAGCTGCGTCGCACAGGTACTCGGTGTTGCCGGTCTCCTTATACTTCTGGATGCACTTCTGCATGGATCCGAGTGCATCCACATAGTGCTGACCGAAGTTCTCTACTGCCGGTCCGTACTTGTAATAGCTCGTCTCTACACGGGCTTTTCGAAGTTCGTCGAACTTATCGCTGTATTCTTTCTTAATGTCACAGATCATTTCTTTGCGCTCCCTATTTTTCTCTAACAAGTCAGTTACTTCAATTTCCATGGTGGAGTTTACATACTGTGCATTGTCACTATATGAGGACTTGATTGTTTTTGTAATGGCAAACAGTTCTTGACCATTAACGCTGTAAACGTCAGCAATGGGGAGCTGTTTTTTCGTAACATATCCTGGGTGTCGAATAAGCCATTCCTTATCATATCCATACCGTTCAAGTTCTTTAAAAACCACGTCATCATAGTGCTTAGCAAAATTTTCACCAACTTCATCGGCGAGATTTGAAATTATCGTTGCATAATCAAGTGTGCTCATGAATACCGTCCTCCACTCTTACTTACGAAACTGTAATTCCATTAACCTGAACGCCGTCTTCGAGTTCCACAACAAAGCATTTTCTTCCTTCAATAATCCGAATCGAAGTAATATCTTGGTCCTCATCCGCAATTTTTACGGTTCCAGCGCCTCCAGGAAACTTGATTTTTAAATCCTTTTCCAAAAGATTGTTCGCTAAAAGTGTTTCCTCGCCAACAAGGCAATCCCAAGCATCGGAAAACGCTTTGATCTGTTCATCGTCTCCGCAAGTAGAAACAATAACATCAGCCCTCTCTTTGGTTAGAATCACCGGCTCTCCAGAGTCTTCTCCACTCTCCATAGTATATCTGATACACTGCCGTATGCTTTTTACAACCTCGAAGTTTAACGATGTGTTAAAAATGTTCTCTATCAGCCCCCAAAATGCTGAGTTCTGACTTCCGGCATCGAGTAAACAGCTACATCCCATAACATTTTCGCAAAACTGAGGATTATGTTCTTTCTTCGCATATGCCAGAATGCTGTGAATATCTGTGCTGCGATCATTGAATGCCGGGAACAGAAATCCGGTGTCTGGATCACCTACCATCCAGTTACGCTGACTTGCTTCAAACACTCGGCTCTTATCATTGTAGGAAATCCCCGACTTCGAGAGATCTACTGGGCAGATGCAGCACTGAACATATCTGTAAACCTCGTCGGAAGCATCGTACAGTGCGGTATTATCCGTAGCCTTGCCCGGAATGTCATAAGCGCCATACACGAGCAGAATCATGTAGTTACCTGAATGATCATAATTTGCGATCACATTTTCATAGAATTTATCGAGAGATTCATCATCTTTCAACGCAGAATCTCTAAGCTTCATCAGCAGTTCTTGTGATCCACCAGGTTCTTCAGCCTCTCTCTTGATCTCTCTTGAAAGTAAGTTTTTTCCCAGTTTGCCAGACAGCCCTTTTCTGAGAATTTCCCAATATTTAAAGATTTCATCCTCCGGCAAAGAAAAGAATGCATCTCTATCCTTGAGGATAATGTTCTTCTCTGCATCTACGTAGCAGACACACATGCGATCAATAGTACATCCGTCAGAACTGAACTTATTTATTTTCTTGATTTCCGCAATTTCTCTTTTATTCATTAAGCGTCATCCCTCCGATCAGTTTATTAAGTTTTTCCCTAACATTTTTCGGCATTGGTACAGATTGTTTCAGCGCCTCTTCACGTTCATCAGAAATACTGAGCATTTGGCTACCTGCTCCGATTCTATATTCCGGCTTTTCTATCGGAAGATTTAAAGAAGCACGTTCTCTATCCCTCGCCGATATAGTCCGGTAAGATTTCAAGAAATTCGATTGTAATACTGTCAGCGCCGGACCATCCACCTGCATTTGAGCCCATTCTTTAAGCTGAGATGGTGATCCTATCGCCTTTTGTACTGTGGGTGGAAGTTTTGCAAACTCTTCTTCGGAATAATACGTAGACCGACGGATTGCTTTGGTAACAAGCCCCCATGCCGCCAGTTCACTCATGTCATCCTTCCGGAATATGAGATTCAATTTTTCAATCACCTGACCTATTCCTGGTGCAAATCCGCTTTTATCAGATTTGATGTATGCCACAGTTGCAGCTTCAACCTGTTTGAGTGGATATTCTTTCAAAAGATTGTGCCAAGTATTTATCGTTACCGTTTTGTCTGGGACTGAAAATCTTGGATATGCTGCCTGGATCATCATGAGAATATTTATGGTTTCATCCCTAGTCATCAGGAATTCCTCCAATCGTTATATTCTTTAGAGGTTTTCATTTTCCCCAGCCGAGCCCATGTAATTCCTGCATAGTTATTCACTATAGAATCATCTACAACAGAAATGACCGAATCCATACCGTATTCCTGGCAATTCTTGATGAACTTGTTCAGCAACATCTTGATTCCTATTTCTGTATCATAATGGTTCGACGCTTTCGGCTTTGCATCCTTGTAAGTCATCCAACGCTTAGCGCATTCTAAAATATCGGGATTATCATAGAAAAACATATACTCATCATATTTCTTCAAAATGATGTTTAGGTTTGTAAGGTTCGATGATCTTTTCGAGAACTCATTAGGGTTCGGCTCTGGCAACGCTCGAATTTCCTTCGGCTTCTCTTCAATCCGCTCCTGCTTTTTCTTTTCTCTATACCTCGATGCCCGTTCCCGGTTCTGCTGCCGGATTTTGTCTAATCCCTCCGCACTCTGGTACTCGCCCCATCCTGGAATTTCAAATTTTTCCTCATTTAATACGATCATGTCCATTTTTTCCAGAACGCTGAGCGCCAATACAATGACGCTTTCATCAAAATTCAGCTCATCGGCAAGTAGTTTTGGCGTATACGGAATGTTCTCCGTCAAATAGATCATTCCTCCAGCATTACACCTTCCGGCCATTGTCAATAACATCACCCAGATGAGGACGATGTTATTACCTTCCGGGAGTGTCCGGATATGCTTGATTTTGCGGTTCTCAAACATATCCGTAGTGAGTTTTATCCACTTCACTTCTCCCATACATTTATCACCCCATTTTCTTATCTTTGCGTAGATCTGTATGGAACATGGTACTTAGGTTTCATCACTGCTTTATCGTCAATGTAGACGTCAGCAGCAACCTTTCTCGGATCATTTCCCCATATTTTCATTAGCTCTGGGAGATTTTCATTTACAGCGTCAAATTCAAGCCCATGCTTACGGCAGAATTCAACTGCGTCAGTTAATTGCTGACCACACCGGCATGTCCAGAGAATCACTTTGTTTCCCTGGTTCCGGCGCTTGATGAGGTGTAAAATCAATCCCATATTCGGAGCACCAATGCCTGGGTATATGCTCTCACATAGTGTCCCATCGAAATCCACGGCATATACTGTATAATTCCTACTCATCAGATTCTCCGGAACGTTTTTCTTCCCACATCTGCTTGAATCGTTCAGAAGCTGCCGCCGCCTGCTCTTCCGACACCTTTCTCGGTGGGCTGATCTTGATGAAATTAATCGGTACATGGCACACCATTGATCCGTCATTATTAACATGTACTTGGTTCACCTCGTCCGGTCTCTGTTCCGCCATTTTCAAAAGCTTTGACTTCAAAGCCGTTCCACTCGGAACCGTGACTTCGGCATAGTCTCCGCCTTTAATCCAGTTGATTGCAAACTCATTCACCCTTTTTCTCCCTCCTTGCGTTGATTGATCGGTTAATTATTTTTTTGTACTCAGTTCTGGCTTCAATACATTTAGGATGTTTCAATTTGTCCACGCACATTTGATAATGTTTTTCGCATACCTTATATCCAGATTTTACCGGGTTGCTACAGAAGCGACACATGTGTAATTTCTCACGCATTTCGAAACCGATATTATGACTTGTCTCTGCCTTCATTTTCCTATTTTTATCAGCGCATATACCACACGTGCTTCGCCCCCCCCGAAGAGCTTTCCGCTTTCCGCATCTTGTGCAGATTCCTTGTTCTTTCCTTTTGGCATACAAAATTCTTAAATACTCTCTCTGCTGCTCATTATAGTGCTCTCGGTCCTTGTTTCGACGTGCATTAGCTTGTGCACTGAACTTTGCATTGCATTCCGGGCAAGCTTTTTCGTCTCCCATAATCGGATGAATTCTGCACTCGGGGCAAACGCCACATTTTTGATACATTTTTCTCGTTTTTGCCTTTTCTTCGTTTCTCTTTTCCCTACATGCGTTACATCTATAAGCACCGTTCTCTGATGGTTTGCCGCATAGAACACATAGTCCCTGGCTCCGCCTGCGCTCTATGAAATTCTTCATGTTAGTCGATGTCATTGTAATCTTTTGTTAATTCTCCAATAATTCAATAATTTTCCCCGCAGATTCTTCCGGCTTGCAGAACATAAATTCTGTTCCATATTTCTCGTGCATGGTCCACATGATCTGTTTAAGCTGTGATGGCTTGCACGGAGACTTTGGCGGATTCTTTCCGGCGCGTTCTGCACGTTTCTTCGCGATAAAATAGCTTCTCCACCGCTTTTCATTTTTCCAGCGCTCAAGGTTCTCTACCGAAGTGACGCCGTCGGTGTTTTCTACAAGAATGATGAGACGGATTCCGTTATTGTGTGCAAGGAAACAACTGTCAGAAAAGCGCTTATGTCCCTGCATCAAACACTGGTACAACTCTTCGCAATCTCTCTTTGTATCTACCGAGGTCTTAATCAAACCGATCAGGTCCATCTTTTTCAGCTTGTCTCCCCGGCGATCAATGACTTCCTGTATCTCCGGCGTGATTTCGATATAATCTCCAACAGGCACCGGGAGAGGGACCAGTTCATGTCCCATCTCCGCCAGCATGCGATGCTTCAGCTCATGCTTGCTTGCCTGTTGCGCTTTGTCCTCTCCAATTCTCATTACTTGTCCTCCGGAGAATCTGTTTTCCATTCTGAGCAGTGCAGGTCATTCCCTGCTTTACTCCAATTGCATGTATATTCGAACATGCAGTTATCACAGTGTTCATCTTTATTCATTTTCTCTACTCCATTCTCATTTTCTTTGCCATCGCTTCAATTACGGAAACCGTCACACCATTGCCGGCTTCTTTATAAAGTTGACTATCCGAGTTAACAAACGCCGCTTTTTCAAAATAATCATCCGTCCAACCTTGCAGCCGAAAACATTCCTTCGGCGTCAGTTTACGAATTGCGATGTAACATTGATATTTTTCATACCATACTGCGTATACAATTAAATTTTCGGACGCCTGAACGAAGATTCCTTGGTTGCAACTGGTATCTGGTGTGTTTGCGACTTCGTGTCCAACCCTTCCTCGTCTAGTTTTACTGCCAGGAACAGTTAAATTCACGCTATCTACTCCAACTCTGCATTCGGAATAGCCCTGTTTTGTGGCTTCTGCGACCTTTACGCATAAACTTGGTTCATTCCCATGCGATTGACTTCTAAGTGTGGGGGATAAATCCCTCGGAACAACCATTTTCGTTTTTCTGCCTTGCGGATCAATGATTCCAATAGGTTCAATAGCAACACCATGTCTATCTTGCCCCGTCAGTGTAAACATAGGCTCTCCGTCATCCTTGAATCTTCTACCATTCTGCCGCTTTTCGACCCTGTCTGGCGTAAGAACTGGCATGCATATTCTCTTGGGATCTTTATAATCTCGAGCCATAAGAGTTCCGCAAATTCCGTCTGTATCATGAATTGCTTCATGTGCATGCCTGTAATCTTTGTTCAAGATATTTATTGGAACGTATGTTCCACGTCCTCCACCCTGACCCGTATCAAGTGTTTCACAGATTCCTTCGGTAGAAAATGTTTGTAGATTCCTGTGAAATCCATCCCTGTGTGCGATTATCGAAATACGATTTTCTCCACTTGTTCTTTCGACAGGAAATACTTCTGAGGAACTCCTGCCTCTAAGATGTCCGATAATGAAACACCGTTCTCTGTTCTGCGGCACTCCGAAATCTCTGGAGTTGAGCACTTGCCATTCCGCATCGTACCCCCCCCCTATCCATTTCAATGAGCAGTCTGGCGAAATCCCATCCTCCATTAACACTAAGCAGATTTTTAACGTTCTCAATGAAAAGGTAAGTGGGTTTATCTTCTTCTTTGAGCTGTCCGACAAGGTACATAACTCTGAAAAACAGGCTTGAACGGTTTCCTTGAAATCCGGCTTGCTTTCCTGCAACGGATATGTCCTGGCAATTGTGGACAATTGCTCCGTTTGCAACATATGAGTTGTCTTCTTCAACACTGATGTTATACACTGTTCCAAAATCATCAGATTCTGTTGGCTGATACAATTCTCTGCAAACATATCTTGCACGATAATGTCCTTTAACTGATTTACTAGAGATTCGGAATGTATATGTATCTCTTTGCCGGCATTTCCTTCCTTGGATAACACATTTTTCATCTCTTCTAGTGTAGTAAACAGCTGGAACAGATTTTCCAAGTCGCTGTGCAATAATGCACATGCCAAGAATGAGTGCTGCGCTGGTTGATGTTGCTTCTTCTCGATCACTTCTTCCATCCCCGGACATATATCCATCGAAGAAGTATTTTGCTTTCTCTCGTGGAAGACACAATGCTTCTCTTGGAATTCGTTTTCCATGTGCGTATTTTCCGAACTTTTCAAGGTATTCGTATAATTGGTTATTGCACACATGATACTTTCCGCAAGTTCGTTCTTTTGTGTAAGTTCCATGTAGTTTCGCTTCTCGCAATCGCTGTTCGAATTCTGCCCTCTTATCATCGCTGATTGCGAACACGATTCTTCCTCCACTTGGTCTGTCTTTTCTTTCAACTCTCCACCCATCAGCAAGATAACGTCCGATAATCCACCACATTTCCTTGCTGTATCCATCGGATTCTGCATTAGGCAAAACCATTGTGGAATACCAACTGTCATCGAGTTGTTCCACTTTTTTGAATTCCATTGGCTGATCTGGTTTAGTGACATAATACGGATGTTCTGCCGTGGTTCTTGTTGGCAATATTCCGAATCCATTGACATCCCAGAGTCTTGCTCCGTCCCTGCGCATTGTTGCTGTGACTTTTCTCCATCTTCCTTTGTGCGTAAGGACTTTATCTCCGACAGATACATTTTCAATTGGGATATATCCTTTTTCTGTAAGAATATAAGTTCCTTTGGCAAAACAGGGGAATCCGAAGCACCAGCAATCTGCTTTGGGTATGTTTCCGGCATACACTCTTCGAATGTCATCTGCATACCATTCTCCATTTCGATATTCCTCCTTCAGAATTTCTTTCTTCCGCTGCTTTTCCGAAAGCGTAGCTAAATATTTTCTCTGATCATCTGTTAAAAGATGCATTGATGTATAACTTGCCACCGCAAATTTATCAAACTCGCAGAATCCTACGCATTCATGTCCAGCCAGTTCCATACCCCTTCGGAATCCCCCAATTCCGGCGAAAAAATCCAAAAATTTCACTTAATATCCTCCATAAAATCAAAGATTGTCATCTGCCTCATGCAGGGTTGTCCATTAAAAAATCTTCGATACTCATCTGACCAACCGGACAATCCATAATTCCATGGTTCAATGTTTCTTCAACATTGCCTTTCATCTGCCTGAAATACGACTCCTTCAGCTCACTGGATATTGCTCTTCTCCCTAATGTCAACGCCACGTAGGCGGTGCTTCCGATTCCACCGAACGGATCAAATACGATATCATTTGGATTCGTCCAAAGCTCAATGCAACGCTGAATAACTTCTAATTGCAAAGGACAAATGTGTCGCTCATCCTTATCGTCGCGAGCTGATTTTTTCTGCAACGTATCCGACTGGCGGATATCCATCCATACAGGGCTGGCATAGTTCTGCCATACATCAACTGGAAACGTTTCATGTGTGTGTTCTACCCGTTCTGGGTTATCTCCCGGCTTACGCATCGTTACGATGTAATCCGGAATTCCCTGGCGGTTCATAGTGCTGTCTTTTCGGATCTGTTTATGCAGTAACCCTAATGCCTTTGTTCTCTGCATCTCGGTGACTGGGTTCTTCCAAATAGTCACCTTCGAATGGTAAATAAAACCGTAATCCTCAAACACCTGTCTGATAATTGATGGAAAATCTTTCAGCCCAATCACTCCGTCTCTCTCTTTCATCATCGGTAAATCCATACAATGAAAGCTCAGCAATCTTCCCGGCATTGTAATCCTGTAAAGTTCTTTTGCAAGAAAAGCGAAATGCTCATAGAACTCATCATCGCCTTTACTGTTTCCCATATCCCGATCACTATTTGAATACGTATACAAGCTTGCAAACGGCGGACTGAACAGCGTATAATGAATGCTATTGTCTGGAATTTCTTTTGTGATTTCGCATGAATCTCCATTATAAATAGCATATTTATTTTTAATTACCTGATCTAAAACATTCATGTTTCGAACTCCTTCCATGCCGGCAAATGCATTTCCATATTCGGCTCATATGGTGTGCTGATTCGGCAGGTATTTTTCAGCTCTTTCTTTGTGATTTCTTTTGTTAATTCGGTCATTTCTGTCTGCATTTTCAAAAAATCTGTCTGTTTTCTTTCGATGTTTTCTCTGACACATCCTTCTTTTGCGGAAATGATAATATAGACATTTACCTGCTCTTTTTGTCCAAATCTCCAACATCTGCGAAGCGCTTGATAATACTGCTCATAACTATCTGAAAGTCCGGTGAAAATCATGTTGTGACAGTTCTGCCAGTTCATCCCAAATCCGGCAATTTTAGGTTTTGTAACAAGACACTTAACCTCGTTTTTGCTGAACTTCAACATCGCAGCTGACTTATGTGTATCTTTGTCACTTCCCTGGACTTCAACGCTCCAATTTATAAGTTCATGTAGCTTGTGGCTCTCATCGTTTAAATCACACCACACAAGCCATTGTTCATCTGAATTATTGACAAGCTCTGCCGCCTTTTCACACCTTAATTGCAGGCTATCTTTTCTCGCTTGTCTGCGTTCTGTAAGTGTTAAAGTATCACTTGTTGGAGCATTTCCATCAACCACTATTTCATTGATATTCAGTTTAGGAAGATCGTACCCATCTACCTCATAGCCAATGTTTTTAGGATTATCGACGAATACACTAAATGTTGCCAACCACTGCCAAAAGACATCTTCCGCATGTCCTTTTAATCTCCATTTTGACGTTTCGCCGCCATCATGAACAAAGAACATTGCAAGCATTTCTGATCTGGTCATCACACCACAGAATTCCGAATGATTTCCCAATTCCATATAATCATTTGGTGCTGGTGTTGCGGTACATGCTAACTTATATGGAACCTCATGGAAATTCTGAATAATTGATGTCCTTACTTTTCCACTGTATGATTTCAGAATGCTGCTTTCATCAAGCACAATCCCGATAAATTCTTTTACGATAAATCGGTCTAATTTCTCATAGTTCGTGATATTTATTCCTTCAATGCAATCAGCCTGTTTCTCGACTACTTTTGCAATATATCCAAATTTTTCAGCTTCTCTTTTAGTCTGATCTGCTACTGCCAGCGGTGCAAGAATAAGGATCTTGCCTCCCGTATGCTTGTGAACCTGATAAGCCCACGACAGCTGCATGGGTGTTTTTCCAAGACCACAATCAGCGAAGATACAAGCCTTACCCTTCTTTAATGCCCATCTGACAATATCTTTCTGAAAGTCATACAACATTGGATTCAGCATGCTCTTGTCAATGTCAAATCCACTGCTTTCCAATACAAATTTCTTATTCGATAAAAACTCTTCGTAATCCATCTTTCAGGAGCCCGACATGTCATTGCCCCGGCCGGAGGCTCGGCTCCTTTCATCGTTTTAAAGTCTTAGTTAAACGGAAGATTGACATCTTCGATGCCGTCCGGAATATTCATAAATCCGTCTCCAATCTGAGAAGAATTTCCTCCACCGGTATCTCCACCAGAATTTCCGCCGCCGCTCTTGCTCTCGGCAAATTCCTGTTCCTCTACAAAGATGTCGGTCGTATAAACTTTCTTTCCTTCCCTATTAATATAAGATCCTGTCTGAACTCTTCCGGATACAATAAGTTTCATGCCTTTTCTGAGATACTTTTCGGCCCATTCCGCAGACTTTCCAAATACCACGCAGGGGAGATAGTCCACGCTCTGTTGATCATCTTTCTTGATACGGCGATTCACGGCGAGCGTATAGCTTGCCATCGCTTTTTCCCCGGCATACCTTACTTCCGGATCTCGCGTCAGCCGACCACATAACATTACTTTATTCAAAATAGTTTCTCCTTTCGCTCTGTATTGCGAATTTCTTTTAAATAGTTAATGCATTTCCGATATACTTCCGGGTCAAACGGCTTCCTCTCATGCTCATATGAGCTGTACTCAGCAGGACTACATCCACCAATCCGTGACATTTGGTACATAGTCAGTCCTGCGTCCTGTCTTTTAGCCGCTACATATCCAGCTGATATCCCTCTTTGTGAGTCCATATCCTGGATCTCAAGTCTTTTCTGAATGTCTTCTGCTTCTGCTGCTCTCATCAGCTGATTAACTTCGCATAATTCATTTTTGCAATCATAGAGAACACCGTGTTTGCCTTTTTTACCATCGTAAAACCCTGTTACATATTTCGATGGTTCTTTACAGGTATCACACTTTAGGTTTATAAGCATCTATGAATTCCCTCCTCAAAACGGAAATAAGCTTATGTCTCGTTCTAATCCAGGCTCGGCCACATCAACTGTAACTGCATCTCCAGTAATCTCTTTGATTTCATGCCGCATCAGTTCCGAATTTCCCCACGTTTCTGATATATGGCACAGAATCACGTTTTTCATCAGTTCGGTTCGGTTTGCCCGGATGACATTCTTCACAACATCTAAGCTGCTATGCCCTTTTATGGAATGCTTATAATTCACAGCATCCTTTTCCGTGTCCGCATCCAGATGGTTACACTCGATAAGAAATGTGCTGATATGCATTCCTTTGAATGTTTTAGGAAGATACATAAAATCTGTCGCATACATCATCAGCTGACCGTCTGGGATTTTTATCAGATACATATAGTTCGGGACACCATCGTGTGGCACATATAGAGGAATTACCTTGAAGTTTCCGATAGATATCCATTGTCCTTCCGGAATCCCGACCATCCTCTCTCCGGCCACGACATTGAAATATTCCGCCGTCTCATCATTCGTATAAATTGGTATGCCAACTGTCATAAGATTTTTATAACATTTAGCGTGATCCATATGCTGATGAGTAAGCAGCGCACCGGAGACATTAGAGATTTTGAATTGTATTCCTTCCAGGATGTTTTCCCATTTGCAGCCAAAGTCCAGAAGTAAAAGCTCTCCATCATAATCCAGAACATAGCAGTTTCCTCTTCTACTGCCTGTATCAACTACTTTTAACTTTGTCATACGCTTTTTTCTGCTCTTCAATACGGTGGAGCTGCCGATCAAGTTTTCTCTTTACAACATCTTCAACTTCGAGTTCTGCATTCATCAGATATTCGATCTGTGAAATCATGATTTTTACGTCGGCAATCTCTTCAATGATATTGCAGCGTTCTTCTAAAACAGCTCCGTCATTGGGAATGTTAGTGCCATTTTTCCCAACCCATTTGCAGATTGCCATCATGAGTTCTGACATTTCCTCGAAGATTTTCCAGCTCTGAGAAATCCATCCATAATGCTTTGCAATGATTCTCGCCTTTGCTTTGTCAACCTTATTCATATTTCTCCTCTGTGGCTGACCGACTTTTGCCGATCACCCTTCATGCATTACATTGTTTCTGGCTTCATCCAGTCAGGAGTATCCTCGGATTTCTGATTCTCTACCGCCGGATCTACTGGCTTGTTACCTTTGCTTTCAGACTCCGGTGCCGTTTCGTTCGGCGGTGCAACGAATTCTTCTTTATTGGCGTTCTGGGCGAGATCACGTTTCACTTCATCTTCCAGATTGTAAACCTTGTACTCGTTATCAGCCATTTCATAAACTTCATCAGTTGTATAGAGGCCGTTGGAAAGTTCCGGGCAGTTCATTCTTGAGAAGAAGGATGCTGCTCTGTAACGAAGCATAACCTGCGGCATGGTGATCCACTTAGAACCGTTTTTCTTGGTCCACCCTTCTGCTTCAGCCATATCCATAGTTACCTCGATGCCGGTAACTTTTCTTCCGTCCTTTGTTGTCCAGCATGTGCATGAGTACGGCTTGCCGTTTTTGTCTCTTTTTTCCTCGAACTGAAGTTCGATGTCGTACTTCTTCGATCTGTTGATCATAGCGATTAAGAATGTTGCTCTCCACGCCGGGCGACCCTGGATAACGTCTAAATTTTGCATAACCATGAATGGGCTCGTTTTAAGCCGATTCGCGATATCCATAGCGACTAATCCGTTTGCAAAGTTACCCTGATATTCTTTTGGGACGATTGTAGAGCTTGCAAATGCTTTCGCCATTTGAGTTGCCATGAGGAAGTTATCTGATGAGCCAAAGATTCCAAGGCTGAAATCTGTGTTGTGTTTAACCGGTGCTGAAAAATCCTGTGTTCCCTGGGATTCCGCCTGCTGAACTGCTGTTGCATTTTCCATATTATTCATCTTCCTTTCCAAAAAAGAGTTTAAAAATTGATTCTGGAATTTTCTCCTTAATCATATCGTCGATTTCCTTTTCATTTTTTAACCCCAAATCTACCATATATTTGATTTCACTGGGAGTGAAAATCCCATTCTCGACAAAATTATGAATAAGAATTGAAAGCTGTGCCATCAATTCAAACTTTCTCCCTTTAATGAAAGTATTTCCGTCATTTTTAACTTTAATCATCAAATATGCCTCCTAGTCTTCATAGTCAACTGTCAGCTGGCAATCATCTGCTTTGAGTAAAATAAGCTGACAATCTAAGTCTTTGATAAGTTCTGCTGTCTTGTCCGTGATTCTTTCAGCATTATCCACCCAGATCGGCAAGCTGACTTCATATGCTTTCTGGAAGGTTGCCGGGATGTCGATATCAATCAGCCCTTTAGCGCCATCGTTCAACCTCTTAGAATACATAGTTCCTTTAAATGTCGGTTCGCAAATCTCGCGATAGGATTCTCCATCCTGGTTAAATTCAAACAATTTCCACTGAGTGAACCGGAAAAGCTGATTTACTTTTTCCGTCAACATGTCGCATTTTGCCTTGTTGAACTTTTTAAGAAGTTTCAGCCGTGCCTGACAATCCGCAAGTGCCTGCGCGATTTCTGTTTTCTGCCGCTTAAGTTCTGTCACCCGATCACTCGCATCGTTTGATTGCTTAATATAAGCTTTGTATCTCTCGATATCAGCAACCAACTGATTCCGTTTTCCGCGATTGAGATTTCTCTGTTCTGCAACATTATCAGTTGAGGATAATTCATTCCTTTTCTGAGAAATCAATGCAGAAATTTTCTGATATTCATCACTGTTCGACATATCTGCTGATGCAGGCATTGCATGAAGCACATTTTTCTTTTCTGCGATTTCCATTGACAGTGACATTAAGTCCTGCTTGCATGTTGCAATGAGCTCCTCACTCTTTTCTTTTGTCGCCTGGGATGATTTCAGATTCGTGGCAGCCACATTGCCATCCTGGATGATTTCAGCTAAATTTTTCTGCTTGTTTTCTTCGAACTGGCTCTTCTGACGCACCTCGTCATCCAGACGTTTCTTTTTACCAGATTCCCACATGGATCTGATTTTGGTTTTCTGATCATTTGGAAGTTCCTGTTTGCATGTCGGGCAAATCAGCGTAGTATCGTTAAATTTCTCAGCTTCAATAGAAGAAATCTTACTGTCATCGTAGGAAGACTCTGTTACACGCTTATACTGCTCCCTTATCGCGTCTAATTCCGCCTGATTCCTCTGAATTGCCATGCTCGCATGTTTATAATCCAGTTCGGCGATTTTAAGCTGCGCTTCCAGTTCGACTTTTTTTGCTTCTAATGTGCTGATTTCACGCTGTTTTTCCTTTCGTTCTTCAATCAGCCCGGCGGATAACTGTGTTTCAAGATTCTGCCGTTTATTCTCTAACTCATTGATTTCTGCAAGCTTCAAATCATATGATTTCCCGATTTCATCCAACTGCTTATCGGCTTCATCGACCTCTGAAATCTGACGATTTAAAGTTTTGATTGCAAGTTCGCACTCTGCAACATCCTTAATACCTTTGCTTGCCTCATCGATTCTTGTCGGTATATCATCCAACCGCCTTTTTAAGCCGCGGTCTCCTCGTCCTCTTCCGCTGATCTGGAAGTTTTCTCTGGAAATCAACTCTTCAATACTTCCGTCTTTCAGCATTTCTTTAATAGGAAGAAACACGTCGCTTTTTGCGACCACATCATCATCCGTCAGCCCCGGAATCATGTCGAAAAGTTTCTGTCTGCGGGCCGCCGTATCGAGTTTTAAAAACGCCGCAGAACTGGTGCAGATTCTGAACACATCCTCTGGAACGATATCAGCCATAAATTCTTTAAAGTCTTTTTCCTTCTTTTTAGGTATTCCATTTACCAGATAAGTGTTGTTGTTTCCCTTGAATTCCCCAGTTTTCTTCACCCAGTCCTGAGCCTGCGTTTTCTGAATTTCTACCGTTCTACCATCGATATCTAACGTCACCGTCGCAACGATATCAACATAATCAACATCTTTTCCGGATGCATCATGCGGTCTGATCTTGTCGGCCTGTGATCCGTTCATAAGGGAATTGGTCATTGTCCAGGAATATGCATCTCCGATTGTTGTTTTTCCCGATTCATTTTCTCCCTTGATAACGGTCCGTTTTCCGAACTGAATCTCTTTTGCTTTAATATTGCCAAAATTTTCGATTTTAAGCTGTCTTAATACTGCCTGTTTCATTATTCCCCTACTTTCTGATTTACTAAGACTTTTTCCGAAGCATAATTATAGGAAGTAATCAGTTCTCTCCATTCCCGATCATTTTTGTAATTCGCTACTGCCGATCCGATAGAAATGATAACTACCGCAGTAGCTAAGCAAATGATCGCAAATGATTTCGCTTTGGACTCCCGGCGGCTCCCAGAGATAATTTCACTTGCAAGAAGCTTTGTTACCTTTGTCCATTCGCTGTTTTCTTCTGGTTCTTTCATTACCTTTTTCTCTTCCATAGTAGACTCCTTTTCTGATTACTCTTCCGCTTCAACTACTTCTCCATTTTTCATCGTGTAGTAAGTGTCGGGTTTGATGATTTCTCCATCAACGCGAACCATTTTAGCTCCCTTGAGCTGCCATAAGTTCTGATGCCAATAATCATCTTCATCGCCTACCCAGTCAGCCAGAACAAGATAGGCACCGAGAACACCTTTTGCTTTTCCGTGATATCCCCACGCTACAGCAACACTTTCTGGATCTCCTGCCGAAGATGCTCCTTTGTAGCCGGTTGCCGAAGATGCTCCACAGTTGCCGGTTGCCGAAGATGCTCCGTAGTCGCCGGTTGCCGAAGATGCTCCTTTGTAGCCGGTTGCCGAAGATGCTCCTTTCGATTCATCAGCCTTAGCTTCTGGATTTACGCGTTTCATCGTGTATTCGATTGCAGCCTTGACAAGTCCTGCAATATTGATCTCTGCTCCGATTTTAATCTTTGTTGACGCAACCTTCGTATCATCCGAATATCTGCTTATTTCGCCACTCTGTTCCACAACGTGGTACACACTCTCGTTCGGTGAATAATAACCAAGGCAATCCAGAGGATATTCACAGGTATGAAACCCACGCTCGCACGCCTTGGCACTTGGCTCTTCGTAGCTTTCACCTTCTTTATACTGGAAGTCTCTACAAGTCATATCCTTGTTGAATCCCTTGTATGATGTAATCTTTTCCATCATGTTTCCCCTTTCTTTACCTTTTTGATTCCAAGTAATCCTCGAATCACGTTTGCCGGATATTTTACATTATTTCCAAATCGTTGTTCATTGATTTCCATTAACGCATTAAGGGCTTCGATTCTTC